GCCCCTGACCTACATGACAGAGCAGCAAGCCGCGCGCGCGATGGTCAAGTTCTTCCTGAATAGCGGGATGAATCTAACAGCCCGCGTGGTCAAGATCGACGGCACCGGAAAGGTTACATCATGAGCAGGTACATCGACACGGCAGAACAGGCGGTCTTGATCCGCCAGGCTCTCAAGAAGAATTTTCCAGGGACCAAGTTCTCGGTTCGCATCGACCGCTATTCGATGGGCTCGAGCGTGTATGTCAAGTGGACGGACGGCCCGACGTCAAAAAACGTCGACGCCGTGATCGGCGTCTATGACGGCAAACGGTTCGACGGGATGACCGACCTCTCGTATTCGGCCGAGCATTACCTCATGCCCGACGGCACCGCTCAGTTCCGGAGAACGTACGGCCATTCGTTCCCCCAGGAAGACGGCCCGACTCCCCAGCCGGAAGGCTCGGAGATCGTCCATTTCTCGGGGTCGGTCTCGTCAAGCCGCACCCTCTCGCCAGAATTCGAGGCTGACATCGTCCGCGAGATCGCCAAAGCCGCGATGAAAGACTGGCAGTCCCTTTACAGCAACGGCCACGTCAGCGGCACCATCCAAGTTCCGGTCTTCGTTTCACGTGAGACCGGTGAGATCCTTCCGATCATGAATAGCGTGGAATACGTAACCAATCTCGTCTGGCAAGCAGCCTCCTATCGTTCAGGTGCATCATGACTCTCGTCGCCAGAGCTCTTGCCTACGCTGAAGAGATCCACCGCGGTCAGAAACGGACAGGGAAGGACGTGCCCTACATCATCCACCCCGTCCGGGTGGCCGCTGAGATCTCAAGGGCAGGTGGAAGCGACGAGCAGGTCGCCGCTGGCCTGCTCCATGACGTCATTGAGGATCACCCCGAATTGACGAGCATCAGTGATCTTGCAACACGTTTCGGAATCAATGTTGCAAGCATGGTGAATTCGATGACCACGAGAGGGAATGGCCCCTGGCGTGAATCGAAAGCGGCATTCATCAACAACCTGGCGACAACAAGCAACCGAGTCGTCCTCGTCGCACTGGCCGACAAGCTCGACAACCTGACCGAGCTTCTTGCTGACCTGGGCAGGGACGGCGAGGTTGTGTGGACTCGGTTCAAGGGTGGCCGCGAGGGGCTCCTCTGGTACTACCAAAGACTGGACACGGCCTTCTTCTATCGGCGGGCCATGCTCAATCCTGGACTCTACGGCCGGTTTTCGGCGGCAGTCTCAATGCTCTTGAAAATGAGCAATGCCACCGAGACCGAGATGCAGGATGGAAGGTTCATCAGGGGGTGACGGTCCGAAAGAGGATCAGGTTACCCCAGTGCCCGGAGCGCTCGAGCTCCGGGCGTTCCTTTGCCGCCCGCTGTACCCCGGGTCCGAAGTGCGGCCACCAATCGTCGAGCAGAATCCACGGAATAAAGCCGATCGCGAATGCGAGGTCATTGGCGACCTCTTCGTATTCGTGGCTCCCGTCGATGAAGATGAGGTCAGGTGCACCTGTCGTCTTGAAATGTTGGTCTGACAGTTCGTAGCTCGGGAAGTTCATGAACCGGAACCGCCCAGGGAACGAGCGCATCAGCATGTCAGCCGCGGTCAGTACCCGCGTGTCGTGCGAGATTTCACACGAGGCGAGGCTTGCCGTGGAGAGCGACAGGAAAAGACTCGCCGACGCTCCCGCTCCGAAGCCGATCTCAAGGATGGAGCATGGCTTCGTGATCTCGAGCACCTCCTCAATGATCCTGATCGAATGCGGGCCCAGGCCGTACATGATCTCGAGTGGCAATCCCTCGGTCATGTCCTTGAATCTGAGCACGTCTCCAGGGCGAACGCTTGCCTGGTAGGCTTCCCGCTCCTCCGCTGTGACATCATCGCGGTCATCGAAACGGCCTGTCCAGGAGGTCAACGCACTCTCCCCGGGTGATCGGCCACCCATGCCTTGGCAGGCGCCGGGTGATCAATCGGGATCTCGATCAGCTCTGAGTCGGGGATGATCGCCTCGGGGACGAAGACCCCGCCCTGTTCCTTCATCGCCACCACCCGCTCGTCAGGTGTCGACCCCGGCCCATGGAACCAGGACTCCATCTCGATCACCTTGTCGATGAGTCCTCGGCGGAGGAAGCCGTAATGGAAGATCGTCACCCGGTCGACGAGGTCATACGTCGGCCCCCGGTAGTCGATCAGGCTCTCCCCGTCGCCGACCGCTGGGATGTTCTGATGACCGAGCCGTGTTGGCTCGTCCGAGCAGGGCTTGAGCTTGGAGTCCCCGCGAACACAGAGCCCGGGCTCGGCCCAGAGGTTGAGCCGGCGGACCTTGAAGCTCGACCGTCCCCAACCGTTCTCCCGGACAGCCTCGAGGACCGCAGGATAGCTCGATTCGTGGAGAACCTCATCGGCCTGGAGCATGAAATGCCAGTCGGTCTTGAGTGCCTCCCGGGCAGCGTTGGCAAGGAGCGCCAGGCGGACGTAGCCCGAAGCCACCTCCCAGGGTGAGTTCCAAAGGATGGTGACGTTCGACCACTTGGCAGCGGCCTTGCGGAGGATGGCCGCCGTCCCGTCGGTCGACTGGCAGTCCATCACCACGACCTCGTCACAGACTCCAACGAGGCTCTCAATTGCCGCCTCGAGGCAGTAGTCGAGCCTGACCGCATCCCGAACAAAGAGGGATCCCCCAAGCGTCATCTCCCAATCCTTTCCCCGAGCGCCACGGCGGGCGCCAAGGCGTCAACGATCCACCTGGGGTCGATCCCCATACAGGCCAGGTCAAGCCGCCGGCACCCCATGAACCGGGTCGTCCCCGGCGGTTGCTGGTGGTGGCACCCCAGACAGTCGAGCCCCGGTCGCCTCACCGGGAAGAGAAGCTCCGGACGGCCCGAGACCACCTCCGAGCTCGTCGCCCCGAAGACGACAACCGATGGGGTGCCCATCGCCTCGGCGATGTGGAAGGGCCCAGAGTCCAAGCCCAGGAACACCCTGGAACGACGAAGGACCCCCGCCAGGACAACAATCGAGGTCTTCCCGACCAAGTCCCTGTCCGGCCCGAGACAGGCCCCTCCTAGCCCAACCTCGACGATCAGGTACCCCATCTGCCGGAGCCTCTCCACCGCCGGCTGGAAAGCCGCCGGATCGGTGTCCTTCCCCGCCCAGCCAGTCCGGGTGAGACAAACTGTCGCAATCGGCCGGCCATCGGCCATGAGTCGCTGGTCGACCACCCGTTCCACCTCGGGGCTCACGTGGATATCGGGGACAGGGATCGGGTCCTCAGGAGCGAAGACCGTTGCCTCAGCGAAGGAGCGCCAGTAGGGGCGGGCAAGGGTCCGCTCGTAGGCCAAGTCGAGATCCCAGGCGTAGGCCATGGTCCGGCTCTGCCGCTCGTAGTCCCGGGGATTCATGACCTGTTCGACGTGGGGATTGCCCTCGAAAACCCCAGTCAGGATGGTCGAGAAGAAGATCCGCGACTGGGGCCAGAGGCCATGGAGGAGCCGAGGGAGGGCGCTTGCGATCACGACGTCACCCAGGGCTGCTGTCCGCCTGATCGCGATCGTGGGATCAAAGGCCCGCCGCCTCAAGTAGTCGTGCCACCGCCTCACAAACCGCGCCCGGGCAAGGCTCAAATGCACCCCCACGTTCACCCCCCCATGGGCCTCCTTGGCCTCCTCGTTGGGGTGCCAAATGGGGGCATCCACGGTCTCGATCCTGAGCCCTCGAGCCCGAAGCCGGAGCGAGAAGTCCGAGTCGTCCCCGTAGGCGAAGGGGAAGTACCGGTCGCAGAGACCGATCTCGTTGGCGAACTCTGTCCTCACCATGAAGCAGGAGCCATCGATGTACTCGAGGTTCCCCCCTGGGGCCCCGATCCCATCGAGCTTGAGACTCTGGTGCTGCCCCGATCGGCCGACCTGCATCACCTTCGGGTCACGGTCGAGGGGCGCCCTCAGTGTCTCGAGCCAGCCCCGGCCGACCCAGGCGTCGTTGTCGAGGGAGACGAAGTAGGGTGCCCGTGCTCGCTCACAGGCTTCCCGCTTCGGGCCCGACACCCCGCGGTTCTCCTGGTTGACCTTGATCAGGATCCGCCGGTCCTCAGCAAGCCGGTTCAGGAGCTCAAGGCTCCCGTCGGTCGAGCCGTTGTCAGTGACCAGGACTTCGATATTCTGAGGCGAGTGGGCGAGGACCGACTTGATGCACCTCTCCGTCATCCAGCGCCGGTTATGGCAGAGGATGGAAATTGAATAGAGAGGTGTTTCAGTCAAGCGATCTTCTTGAAAGCCATCGCCCCACCCCATTGATCAGCCGAGGTTCGAGCGATGAGTTCCCAGCGGCCCATCCTGGTTCCGATCTGGTCGAGAGCCGAGAGAACGGCGATGTGGAAGTCAGGAGTCTGTGGGCCGTGCCCCTGGTAGTCCCGGCCCTGGACCGCAGGATCGGTGTCATGGAAGACGACAACCCCGCCATCGACCACCTTCCGGCTGTAGTTGTCCCAATCGAGGATCACGTGGTTCTTGCAATGGCAGCCGTCGATGATGACGAGATGAAGCCCATGAGGCACGCTATCGCTCACCTCGGCCGAGTCACCGACGATGAGGTGTGCTCCGATGAAAGGAGCAGCCACCGGCATGTCGCGCCCGTTGTCGATACCCCAGTAGGAGAATGGCCGGGTTCCCATGTATGACGAGATCGACCGCGACGTCTCCCCACCTCGGACTCCGATCTCGAGGATGTTCACGTGCTGGAAGTCCGCTGAGAGCTGATCGAGGAGTCGAGCAATGAGGCCCGCATCCTCGACACTCATGAGCCCATAGTTCACAAGCGTCTGCGTCATCTCACCCTCCGTGTGTCCACCATGTCTGGTCGACCTCGGGCTCCCGCCGGCCGTTGGGATACATCAGGAAATCCGTCTTCATGATGTCTCGATTGCCTTGAGTCTTGCCTCCGCGGAACTGGACAAGGACCGGAGACTTTCCGCGTCCGGCTATCTTCCTAGCAAGAGTGAGCACCCGGTTGAAACACCCAAGTGGCTCCCACTCACCGGGGCGGATCTCGATAGCCCATGGACCTCCGGCCATCACGTCCTCCGCACGGTCTCGTCTCCTGATCGCACCTGCAAATGGACGTGTAACCCCGAGACGTCGTGCACCAAAGCGACCTGCTTCTCATCGGCCGCATGATACCGCCATGTTGCATTCACCCGTTCGGCAAACGCCTCAAGGCGAAACCGTGGGATGAGCGGCCACTCACCATAGGCGAGCCCGAGACCGATTCCCCTGGACGCCGAACGGGCCGAGAAATCGATCCCACGGCAACCTGTGAGCGGGTTCCCGAACTGGCGGGTATCCTCATGGACCGAGAAGGCGGGAGCCGGTAACCCCGCTTCAGCGTAGATCCGAAGCGTTTGCTGCCGGCTCCGCCAGACCTCAGTGACGATGATGACAGGCTCCCCGGTCTCCTCCTGCCAGGGAAGAAACGACCACTCGACGATCGTCCAGAGCCGGGAATGCAAGATCCCGGTCTCTGGAGCGTCGTAGACGTTCTTGAAAAGCAGCATCGCCCCGCTACTTGTTCTTGACCGACTGACCGCTCGAGCCGATCGCCAGCCCGAGACCGATCAGGAATGAGCCGACAATTTGCGTGATGCACTGCGCTTCTGGAGTTTCTCCACATGACATACCGACCAAGAAGCTCCCGACCGTTCCCAGGGCACCGCGGATAATTGTCCGTAGGTTGAAAAAGCTACCCATCGTCATTCTCCTTTGTACCACCGAACCAGATACCGACCTTGCCCCCCGCCGAGAAGTCCCACGGGAAAATCTCACTGTTTGCCTCGGTGAAGATGTCCGGAACATGGACACCAAGATCGGCAAAGTAGCGTCCGAAGGCGAACTCGATCCCGCCCTCGGCACCCACAGAGAAACGATCGGGCTCGTTCGGGCGCGTCACCCGAAGGCCCGCGTAGGGATTACTCTCCAGTCCGAGGATCCCGTAATCCCTGGTGAACACTCCAAGCGACACCTCGAACGTTTGATCCCACGGATAGGGGTCGCCATCGGCCTCGAGACTATCTCCCGACGAACCACCCTCTCGCCAGAAGTCGAGGACACTGAATCGGCCGTTGAGATAGACCTTGCCGCTTGTCACCTCACACCCGAAGGTGGCGTTGTTCGACCACCGCTCGCTTACGTTTTCAACGCCGAGGGCCCCGTAAGGATAGGTCTTAACATCCGCCATGACTGGCAGGGCGAGTGAGATCGAAAGAAGTGCGAGCACTGCCGCACCTGTGAGCATCTTCATCACATCCTCCTCTTCGTTGGTGCTTTCGCACCGCCATCACCTACTGCTCCCAAAAGAGAGCATCGAACTCGATTACTCCTGAGATGCTATCCATGTTACCGAGGTAGAAATACCGCCCCGGGTTCGGCGAGCCGGGCCTCAGGTTGAAGTAGTGCTCCTGGCCGTTGACGGTCGTCTTGAGCTGATCTCCAACACGCTCCCACTTCATCTCGATCGTGGCCCAGCGGCCGAGCTCCAGGCCCGAGATATTCGCCCACCACACCTCCTCGAAGAGCACTCCATTGTCATAGTTATAGAGATGCGCCCGGATCTTTCCGCTCGATGGCCGATCAAGATCGATACGTGTGGCATCCTGGGCGGCATCCGGGCCGAGTCTCCCCACCGCTCGAGAGCTGATCCCCCCGAGATGTTTACCACCGGCAAGATTGATCTGGCTCGAATGCGTGAGGAGAACTCGGAAGCGGACTCTTCCTTCGCCATCATCATCGGCGCCAAGGAAGCGCTCGCCCTGAGCGTTACTCCCCATCGCCCCATGCCCATCCCGGTCAGTGTAGTTACGATCGGAGTCAACGCACCATCCAGACCAGAAGCCAGAGGTCTCCCGGAATCCGTAACAGGCGTCAGGTAGTGGCGGAGGAGGAGGTGGGGACGGGGGTTCACCTGCACATGCGGCCGCCGTCGAATCCACGCCACGCCGGTACGCTTGCAGCACATCCTCCTGTGGACCTGCCGAAGCAAGGACAGCGATTGAGAGCAAGAGCCAGATTCCGAGATTCAGTCTCTTTGTCATTGTTATTTCACCCCCCTCTTGTCCCTTCCAAACCCAACACCTTCTTCATGAGGATGAGATTCTCCTCGCGGAGAACTTCTACCTGTTCCTCGATCTCAGCTAATCGAACCTTACACTCGTCGCGCTCACGCCGAAGTTCCTGAAGATCCTCATGCTTGGCGTTCCTCGTATCCCGCTTGAGAGCGAGCACCAAGGCCACCAACGAGATCACAGTCGCTATCCATTGCGGATCTGTCATCACCGGTCTCCAAACAACGCCACTTTCGGGTGTGAGGTGACAAACTCAGAACCCTGGCCTCTCAAGAAACACCATCGCTCGGCAGATGCCGCGTTCGGCAGATGCCCCACCAATCACCGTCTCGTCGATCTTCACGGCAACCCCCACCCAGGTTGCATTGGTTAGAGCGGCAAGATCAATCGTCGCCTCACGCCAGAGAACGCCACAGACCTGATCCCCCGTATTGTCAAGAGCAAGTGCCGTCCAATTGGCACCATTGTCGAGCGTGTACCTGAAGTCGAGCGTAATCCTCTCGGTATCCGATTCGTCATCGTCGGTTTCGAGATAGACACGCATCTGCGTCCAAACATGAAGCGCGGGGTTGTAGGGGTAGCGCGCGATGACGAAGACCGCAGGGAGAGTGATCTGTGCCCCGCCTTGGTGAAAGATCGCTTGGACAGCAATCTGGCCGATAAGCAAACGGTTCCGAACATTGTCGCGGCTCTGCTCCGTTTGAAGAAGATTCGCTGTTCGAAGCGTCTCGTGGTAAAGATGCCGTGCTGGCAACGCAATTGCTCCCAACCGCCTAGAAAGGCGGAAACTCCGCATGGTAGAGAATCATTGCCCCCCAGTAAAGGTGGACGTTCCCCGCTGTCCCGCCTGAATGATCCGCTCGGATTCTCGCTCCTATCCAGGTCGGAGAGGTGAGGGTCGAGATGTCGAGATCGACCTCTCCTGAGACCCCCGTGATCGCTGTCACGACCCCTGGGAAGGTCCAGACCGGCAAGGTGTTGGCCGATGAGACAACCGGTGTCCACAAGACCCCGTCGTCGAGCGTGTACTCCCAGGTTGGTGTAATCGAAGACGCGCGGAAATGAGCCGCGATGAGCACCCGGTCATAGGGAAAGCGTGTGGGGTCGTATCGGAAACGCCCGATCAGGAGGTATTGGGGAGTCGTTTGATGGAACGATGGAGCACCCAAGGTTCCATCCTTGTCACCGATCAGCATCCCGCAGTTGTTCCCCATCATCCGGCCCATCCTGAGGTCCTGCCGGACAAGACGGTTCACCTTGGCCGAGAAGACGATCTCGCCCAGGTCCTCATCGAAAGTCACTGGGGTTTGAGCCATTTAGACAAGCACCTGAAGGGTCGAGTTCTCGAGCCACGCCCCGGCCGTGAAGACTCGCACCCCGTTCGAGAAGTTCACTGGATCAGCATTCACTGTGAGACGAACCGAGATCCAGTTATCGATGACATCCGAGATGTCGAGAGCGAAGAGGCCAGCCGTCCCACCGAACCAGGATGCAAGCCCGCCACCCAAGACAAAGACCACCCACCCCGCTCCACTCTTGTTGTACTCCCAAACATGAGTTCCCGAGGCTGCGTTCGTGATCTCCCCGAAAACGACGAGCCGGTCGAGGTCGAGATTGGCGTTTCGGAAATACCGGCAGATGATGAGCTCGCGCGTGATGGGAGGTGTCACGATGTTGTCCGTCAAGTGACCGTACTCAAAGCCCGAGATTCCCTGATGTCTCCCCACGTACCAGTCCTCAGTCGTGATCCGGTCCAAGCCTGCGACATCGGGGTCGAGGCTGTTGTCAGGAAGTCGGCCAGTAAGGATCGTCTCCTCGAACACTGCGACAGGGATCTCGGCTGCCATTAGAAATACACCCAGCAATCGTCGGCGAAGTGCTCGTCGACGTAGAAGCCGAACCCGCAAGCAGTCGGTGCCTGGACGAAGTTCTCGGTATTGATTGCATCGATCTCGACGAACGGCGCCCCTGGGGCAAATGTCTTTCGAAGCTCCACCGGCTCGACAAAGACCTCACGTATCGGAATGATCGATTGAAGGAAGAGAAGCTCGTCCATTGGGAGCTGCCACCGCTTGCCCTTGAGCAAGATCGTCATGAGCTCGTTGGGCCTCGAGAACCGGTTGTAGAGTTGCTGAGCGATCTGCTCGACGACGGTATCCTGAACGGCCGTGAACCCACGAAGCTCGACCGTGGGGGCCGGGTAACGCACCTGGAATTCCTGGAGACTCGGGTTCTCGTCATCCCGCTTGGGCCATGAAAGCGTTTGGAGGAAGTTCTGAGTGTCGTCCCAATCGTAGTCAAACTTGAAGGTGAACTCGTTGTAGATCGGTGTCTCCTCTGTCTTGAGATCAATGAGATCGTCCCAGTGACAGAGAGCCTCAAGCGTCGAGCGGTCCATGAGCTCAGGGATGAAGTTGAAGATCGTAATCCGCCCATCGGGAAGTGGAAGCACTGTCGCCGAGATGTGCCTCGAGAGCTCGGCCAGCGTTTTGAGCACCGACTGCTCACTGTCCTGCACAAATTCCAATTGCTGATTGAGAGGGCTCGATCGAAGAGCCTCGAAAGCCTCGAGGTCGATCTCCTCGGGCGTGAGGCCCGCCCCTGAGTCTTGTTGTAGGAGGGCCAAAAGGATGTCGACGATCGTCTGGAAGCGGATCCCCCAGGGCGTCGAGATCGAGGTCGTACTCCCAGCTCCGAAGGTTCCTGTCCATCGAAAGGGCCGGACAGTGATCGATCCAGAATCCGAGATGAATTCGGCGCTTCTCGATCCTGCTCCGTCCTGCCCTGTAAGCGATCCCTCACAGGTGAACTGGTTGTCGTTGAGGAAGGTGAAGGTCCACACCTCGATCCGGCATCCTGGATTTACAGTTAGCCCATTGATGTAGTTTCCCGATCCCATCCCTGAGCCGAAGGTGTTGCCGTTCGTTGTCACCTGGCGGCCAGTCGTGTTCGCGAGGAGCGGCTTGTCGAGAAGCCGCTTGAAAAGGTTCCCCAACCTCCATGTCGTCTTCCCCACCTCGGCCGCGACCGTGAGAAGCTCGCCAACATAGACGTGCCCGATCACCCCAACCACATTGTCGATGACCCTGATTTCTACCCTGGCCTTGGTGTAGTTCGCGTTGGCAAGCACTGAGCCCGGGACTCGAGGGTCAAGAACCCCCTGGGGATCGTTCCAGACGAGATCGGTGTCCTCGGCCCGGTAGTCGCGGAGAAGGTAGTCCTTGGAGTCCCTGAGAGGCCGCATCTCCATGAGCTCGTCGGTCAGAACAATGGGGCCTCCCCGCTCACCGGCTGGGTCATAGGTGACCTCGAGGCAGTAGTCAGGAGGGCATGGACCAGGAATCAGGCGCCCGCCATCCTCATCGCCTGGGCCTGGAATGGGAAGACTCCCGCCGCCTCCACCACCCTGCACGGCCGGGATGTATCCCTGGATGGCACCGCGGTCGAGGATGCCCAGGCCGGGCGTTGAGTCGTCCGCCATGTGAACGTAGTCAACACTTCGAGGGCGCCAGTCGCCTTCAAGGACGATTGCCGCGGATGTGCCTTCGCCGCCGAGCCCCTGACCGGCCGTATGCTGCCAAGTGAACGGCGCGAATGGATCGGTGTAGTCGGGGCTCCCGACGTGCTCGGCGCCGCCATCGGTAACGGCACCATCCCTCGGCGTCGTGACGTCGGCATAGCCGTTGTGATGCGCCACGATACTTCCGTCCGGCGATCCCCCACTTGTATACCACCCGTATTCAGTCTCGTCTGGAACGCCACCGGCTGGACCAGTGACAATGCTGTTTTTGATATCGAAGGTGCCAAGCATCCCAACAGGATCAAGGATCGAGATGGCTGCGTCGTTAAATGACCCGCGGACAATGTCCAGAAAGGTGAAATGGTCGAAGTCGGCAACGTCAGTCGGCTGGAGATCGGTTCCCGTTCCGAAGTTTACGGCCGAAGAAATCTCCCCGAGAGGACTCACCAGTCCCTTGAGCACGTTGAACCGACAGTGGATCTGCTTCACCCGGTTGATGAAACTGAGATAATAGTTGTGCTCCAGTGTTGCCGGCTCGCACCGACCATAACAGAAGAACATCTCGAATCGATCGGTCCCTGAACCGTTCAGGGTCACGCCTTGATTGTTCCCTGTAGGATCCTGGAAGTCGAACAGGCACTTGGCATATTGCTGCGAGTGGTCGTTGGTCGGCGAGAACCCGCCGATTGCCGATGCAGCGGAGCTTGAATCGGTCAGCTCGAAATCGAGAGAGCGGTAAACGATCCCTGTCGCCGTTTCCCGGAGAACGAAGAATTGCGTGTTGGCGGTTTCACGCAATGCGGTTCGCGCACCATCCATCCCCTCAATGGTGAGATTCGGACTTCCGGCACTCCCCAGTCCGACCATCGAACCATTCTCCGGATCGTAGGTCGGGAATGTGAAGGCACCTGAGAACTTGCCTGCATGGCCGATGAAATTCGAGTTGATCCCCGAAAGGTCGGTGTAGAGCGCATCAGTGAGCTTGAGTTTGCCGCCCTTGTTAAGCCCCGCATTGTTGAGCCCATAGCGGATGCCAAGATCGGGACGGTCGACCGTCCCCATGCCTTCACCGGCAACACCACCGTTGAAGTCAAGGTCAACGTATATCGTATCGGCTCCGCCATCGAAAGAAATGAAATCGTTCCAGCGAATCGGTGATGCGGCACCACTGATACCAGCGGCCGTGTTGACGTTTGTGCAGATGCCGCAGGGCCCGGTTCCTACCAAGGCACCGGTGGTTACGGTGAAGTCGATAATGGGACCTTCATTGCCAACAGGGTTGTCGTTGTAAGAATTGTTCAGGTAGACCTGAATTCTCTGCCCGATAAGCCGTACTCCAATTCGAAACCACGCGCTAGTCGGAACCGTGATTGAACCGGCCGAAGTTGCCATTACAGTGAACACACCAGCATTGCATCGAAATAGCCGATAAACGACGCTAGCCGTCGCCTGCATGAAATAGAAGTTACTCGTGTCGAGTACGCGGAATATCAAACCAACGTTGTTGGCGGCCGGAGTCTGCATCCAGCATTGAAAGAACTGATCCGATTGCGTCGTACCAATTAGCGTTGCCCCGTGAACCACGGGGGAACTGTCGATATTGGCAACTGAGCCGTCGGTTGAAAAATTACTAGCACCGAATGCCCCGCCACTCAGCTCGTTCCATCCAGCCCCCAGGGTTCCTTCAACCCGGTTGAAAGTATCGGAGCCGAGAATCACGAGCTAGCTCCCACCGCCCGCACAGGTGAGATCCATGTATCCATAGGGGGAGGCAGGGAAATCGGCGTCGGGCAGGGAGACGAAGCGGAGCACGAATTCAGTGAAGGCATCCCGGCGAAACGGGAGCGACCACGGAAGCTCAATGAACGCCCGACGCAACGTGATCACGAGCTCCGTGCAGTCACCACCGCATTCGCCGAGATCGTGAACGAATTCGACATGGTGAAGCGTCTCGTCCCGCACCGTCGTGTACGGGATCCGAAACCCTGACGCTGTCGGTGCCGACTGTTCCTTGAGAAGAAGCTCGAGATTCGAAAGTGTCACGTCGTCACAGGTCGCCTCGATGATCACCCGGCGCTGGAAGCCGATCTGTGCTTGCCCTCGATCACTCGCATCCTGGGAATGAGGAATGAAGCTCGCGATGTTCTCGCCCTCGCCAGCGGGATCCACAATGACCACGTTCCCCACTGGATCCATGTCCACGAAAAGCACACCCGTCCCGAGGGCGAGCGCCGGGATACCTTCCGTGCAAAGCAATGGATCAAGGCTTACTGACATCGTATTTCCTCACGAGGGAACAAGACAGACTCCGGTGATGATCTCCTTCAGGACGATCGCCTGTTCCCAATTGGCTTCAATACGCCCGTGTGCGTGCTGCTCGAAGAACTCGTCCACGTTGGTCCAGAGGACCTCATACATCGTTGACTGATCGTGGAGCCAGTAAGGCCAGAATTGAAAAGGCTCGAGACCCGCGGTCTGCGATTGCACGTCTCGTAGCATGTCGAGCTTTTCTACCGTGTCCCGCCAGAACATGAGCATGGAGATCGTGAAGATAAAGCGACATTGCCCGACGTAGACGAGGGTGAGATTCCCCGACTGTGAGACCTGCTCCTCAATCCGCTGGAATGGATTCGCCCGCAGTCGCGTTTTCTCCTCGTCAGTGAAGAAAAGCTCACCATCCGGGAGATCTGGATGGCGGAAGCGGATAACATCAGCCATCGATCACTCCTGTACGAACCGATCCGACCCACCGATCGCGCTCAACCTCTCGGATCACTCGCGTAACGACCGATCCGAATTGATCAGGCTTCGCTCGTTGGAGCTTGGAGAAATCCTTTCGCCTGGCCTTCTCGAGGCACTTCGCACACCGCGCCTTCTGTCGATCTTCCACAGGATGACCGCACTCACTGCAAGCGTTCAAAGCGACTCTCCCCCAAGCTCCCGTTGTCGGCGACGAAGCCGCTGCTCCTGCCCACGCTCGAAGTATTCGACCCGGGCCAGAGGGCCCGCGTTGGTTACCCGGATCTCAGGCGTCACGATGACCTGCGTCGCCTGGGCCGTGGATCCTCCGGAGATCCCGCTCAATCGCACAGCCTCGCCAGCCGACCGCGCCCCGCGGCTGAAGAGCATTCCGAACCGCCGCCCTTCCGATTGCGCGAAAGCATCACCACCGGGCTCATCGAATACGCGATGGACTCCGGCTCCGGCCATCACCGATCCCTGCCCAATTGCCCGGGCGAAGGTGTCAGCCCACGGCTCGTCGAATACCCTCCGCTTGCTACTCGGCAGTGTCCCCGGAGCCTCAAAGATCCGCCGACGCCTCGGTGCTGGTTCATTACCAGCCGACCGCCGTCCTGCACGGAGGATCGAAGCATCGACACCGGGCTCGTCCGCTGTTCCACCACCACCAAGACCCTTGAGCAGATTACCCCTGAGGAGTTTCCCGAACCCACCGGCCCCGGCACCGAACCCGAAGATCGAAAGGATGGCCGAGAGGATGATCGCCTGGGCAATCGCCTTGGCGAGGCCAATCGCCAATGACTTGAAGAAGTCCTTGAAAGCGAGCTTTCCACCCTGTGCCGTGGCAACCAGGGCATCGGTGAAGTTCGTGGCGAGAGCTCCCAGGGCGTCCTCTGTGTTCTGGATCTCCTCCCGGAGCTCCTCGAAGCCCTCGAGCCTGGGGCCGACGAACTCCTCCTCCTCGCGCTCGATCCGCCGGGCCTCGAGGACTTCCGGCTCTGGTCGCGGCGGACCGACGAAGACATCGGGGCGGGTCTCGTCCACCCCGAGCCGGCGTGCCTCCCGCAACTCTGGCGAAATCTGCGGACCCGGCTGTTCAGCAATGAGCGCCCTGGCGGTTCGCTTGGCCGCGTCATCGCCGGCATTCCCCAGCTTAATGAGACGGCTGAGAAGCTCATCGTATTGGGCGAGTGCCCTTGGGGTTCCGATCTCAAGAAGCTGCCGAGCAAGTCCCTCGGCCGCCTTTGAGCCACCCTCAAGCGCAGGCACTATTTTTTGGAGCTCGGTCGTGAGGAGTGGAACTTGCCCTGGGATCGCCGCCTTCAATTCCTCAAGGTGGCGAGTTGTGTTTGGAAGCTCAACCCCTAAGCTGCGCACCTGGCCGATAAGAGCCTCGAGCCCAGAACGCGCTGCCGATCCACCCAAAGCCGCGATCCTCTCGCCTAGGGCGACGAAGTTCTTGCCGGCCTCCTCCGGCTCCTTCGAGAGCGACTCGAACACAGATTGGAACCGGCTCTGTAGATCCTCGACCTTGAGCTTGTTCCTAAGTCCCGCAAGCTCCTCCCCCAACCTCTGAACCTCGGCCTGTGACTTTCCGCTCGTCGTACCCAGAGCCGCGATTGCGGCATCAATGCGCTTCTCTGCATCGACAAGCGGGAGCCTCTCAAGCGCATCCGAGAGCCGATCGATTCCCTCGTCGGCATCATTTAGAGCGATCTCGTCAAGCCCAGCATCCAAGCCCTCAATCTTGTCGCTTGCGGTGACCGATGACTTGCCCATGTTGACGACAGCGTCATCAAGTACCCGAATCCGCTCTGAGGCTTTGCCGGCCGCCTCGTCGAGGTGCTTCCGGAGTGCATCGCCAGTGAGTGTCACCTTGTTGGTGACCTTGTCGAGACTCGCACCCTGTTCTTTGAGAACGTCGGCACTCACCTCGGAAGCATCGACAACACGCTGCAACGGGAGGAACACACGATCGATCGTCAAGGCGAAAAGATCGAACGCCGCCGAGGTACTCTTGAGAATCAGCGCCCCCTTGAGTAGCAACTCAAGCAAGGAATTGAATACCGGAAGTGTTTGCTCGGCGAGCTCCTGGCCGAGCCCTTTGTTGACCAACCGAAGGCGCAGAAGATTATCGCGGTACCGATCGGATGCAACTGCGAACCCGGTACTGACCTCGCGCCCGAAGATCGCCAGCTCTTCGGTTAGCTTCCGCTGTTCCTCGGCGGCCAATCCAAGGAATGGAAGTGAGCGGCCGGCGGAGAAACCATAAACGAGCTGTGCTTTTCCAGCCCGTAACGCGGCATTCTCGACCTTCGAAAGCGAGTCCCCGATCTCGCCCATCAACTGATTTAAGGGTTTGATCTTCCCTGATGTATCCCGGAAATCCACGCCGAGCTGCCTGAAGCGCGCAGCGGCACTCTCCGATCCGTTTGCCGCCTGAGCAAGAATCCTCGAGAGGAACCGAACCGACGACTGAACAGCGGGGAGCGAGGTTCCGGCTAACTCGGCCCCCACCGAAAGGCGAGAGAGCTGCTCAACCGATAGATCGGTGGTGTTCGAAAGCGTGAGAAGTTCGTCTCCAACCTTGGTCGTCTCGTCGATGAGCTTATTGAGCCCGAGGGCTGCGATGCCGGCAGCGGCACCGATGGCCGCAAGGAGCGGATTGAAACCCGCAATGAATCCCGAAGCGGAACGAACGACATCCCCAAGTGTGCGGTGTTCCTGGATGAAGGCGGCAAGATCCGTCCTGCCTCTCTGGGTTACGGTGTTGAACTTCTTGATCGCTTCTTCGGCCGTCCTGATGCCGGCAGCGGAACGCGAGGATGCGCTCCCGGCCGCTTTCGAGTGCTGCTCCGCGCGCGCCAAGGCTTCCGAATACGCTTTGGCTCTTCCCTCCGCTGAGGCAAGTGCTTTCGATGCCTCCTCGACTCCCTTGCGGAAGCCAGCAAACAGGGCATCGAGCTTGACAGCAATCGTGTTGACGATCGGCATCCCTTAGCCTTCCTTGCTTCCGTTCCTGCGAAGCCGCCCATTGATCAAGTCATCCATCCGACGACGCGCCTCCTCACGCGCCCCCTTCCGCCTCTCCCACTCTTCCATCGTCACCTTCTCGCGCCTCATCCCACCGAATCCGCGCGCAATCTCGCCGAGTGTCACTCCACCCTTGCCCCCACCCATACCGCCACGAATCGCTCGCTCCTCTCGGTCGATCGCACCGGGAAGCCGCTTGGCCTCGTTCGACGACCTGGCGTAGGGGTTGTGCGCTGTCGACAGTGCCCGACGCCACTGCTCGAGCTCATGGAGCCTGCTTGCTTTCGAGAAGTATTCGATCTGGCTCCACGTCAGCTCGCGGACTTCCCCCCAACTGAAACCAGTTCGGAGGAGATCCGAGAAGGTTTCTGCTTGCGGGAGCCATTCGTCGCTTGGCCCTTGCCGGGAAAGGCCCGGGTGACCGACTCCCGGGCCGCCGTAAAAGTTCGAATCACCCCCTCGTGGACAGAGACGACGTGCGGAACGAGCTCGAGATACCCCGAGAGCGGGAGTGCCCCGAGCTCCTCGTTGGAGAGCCCTGTCGAGGCCGCGATGAAGTCCTCGAGGATCCCCACCCCGTCATCGACGAGGTCACCAGCCGATGAGATCACGACCCCCATGATCGCTGTCGGGTCAGTCCAGTCGAGCTCCGGATGCTGGTCCCGAAGCATCACCCCGATCTTGATCATGTCCTTCATCTTCTGCCTGCTCAGGCGATACGGGATCTCACGACAGACGATATCCCGATCGCATCCCTTCACCCGAATAGGTTCGGGGTCGTTGTAAATGGGGTCGGTATGCAAGGCTCTCCCCTTCTGCCGCTCAAGCGGCGGTTATGGTCTTAGCTCGTCGGGCAAGGCTCCGAGATCACGATCCAGCCGAAGGGCCGAGTCGGGTGATGGCTCGAGCAATCGAGCGCCCGAATGACTCCCGTGAAGGAAGCGAAGCCCTCGCGCGAGAAGCTCAACGTGAACTCACCGAGAACCGAGGCCCGCGGGATGAAGATCTCGAACGTCTTGTCCTCGCAGGGGAACTCGTGGAAAAGCCTCACCCCGTAGGTGATCGTGCACCGAGAACCCGTGAGCGGAACGAGACACCCTTCGGCCACCGTGACCGGGTCCTCGTTCAAGAAGAAGCCCAGGTTCCGAGCGGTGACTTCGTCGGCCGTGATGTTGATCGTGTAGTCCTTGCCGATGGCGAAGATGGCATCGAGGGAGTTCGTGGTTCCCTTGCGATGCTCGAGAACATTCGGGGTGAACGTGAAGTCCCCCGAGTCGATGTTGCCGAGTGAGAACTCGACACCACCGGCGGGGGTTGCGAAGAGCTCGAACGACCCGATCGTATAGTTCGGGTTTGCTGTCTCCGTACAGAGAAGCGGATCCAGGCTGACACTCATCCTCCCTACCTCCTCCCATCCACTGGACGTTTAGACGACGACCGGCTCGTCACAACAAGCTGGCGCCGCCACCCGCGTTCCTCGACTGATCACAAGCCAGCGGAAGCGGGTGAGAATCCGCCAGGCCCGCAAACCTTCCTGAAAACCAATTGGTGACACATCGCTTTCCTGGTGCATGTCACCGATCAAGATGTCAGATGGACAACCAAACCTCGAGGCAGAGCTCCTTTGCCCGAGGATCCTGATCACATGGTCGTAGATCTCGAACGCCCAGAGGTCCCCTCCGACCTCCTGGCCCTGCGAAATGACACCCAGGGTATCGATCACCGTTGACCGCGTGAAGATACCGATCACGAAAGTCCATGATGCACGGTCCTGACCAAACCCGATCTGTGAGCGTGACCACTTGCCCATCGTCACGACAGCCCGGCAGAAATCCGCAGGCCACGGCTGCTCTTCTCTCCTGATCATGGGGAGAGAATGGGTCTCGAAAGGTTGCCCGCAAGGCTTCCCGGTCCCGTGGACGATCGTATCGTCCTCGTCGAGATAGGGCGGCAGACAAGCATCATTAGCGAGGAGATCGTAGATGTGAGCTGCGAGCAGGCGCCCTGTCATGGCTTCTCCTCCTTCCCCACCCTGTCATCCCTTCGCCACATCTCGAGCTCGCCGTCAAAGCGGTACTGATACGGACCGATCCGGATTATGCCCTGTTCGTCCGGGTGAAGGTCAAGTGTCGACACCATCATGGGCGAGAGCTCGGCTGGAGCTTCTTTCTCAATCGCCATCATTGACCCCATCTCTCAAGTGCTGGGAGAAGTCCGTCCCGGGCAAGCAATGCCACAACTTGCGGGAACGCCTCCTCAGAAGCCGGGAAAAGATAACCACCATCAGGCAAAGCCTCGACGTTTGGCGCGTACTCGACGAAGGTCCCGACCTCGGCCGAGATCCGGTCACCACCTGGCCCCGACCTGGTGAGCTGGGTATTGATCGACCGGCGGAGGTTCCCCGTCTTGACATGACCCTTTTCCGTGATGATCTCCTTGGCCCGGGCTTGGACGAGAAGCCCGCCGCGGAAGAGGCTCCGCCCCACACTCGACTGGACGTCCAAAAGGAGCTGGGCGTTCTTCTTTCGAATGATGGCGAACTCCTGTGCGATCAGCCTCCCGAGATCGGCTGCCTTCCTTGCTGTGACCGTTCGCTTCGCCATCAGTGCACTGCCTTGATCGCACCAGCGGCCACATAGGCCGCCTGGGCATCTGGGTCAGACGCCTCCGGACCCGTGAAGCTGATCCACCCTCCGGACTCGTCCCATGCGGCAAGCACGGTTGCAAGGCTCGGTTCGTCGGGGACAATGATCGAGAGGACATTCCTTGGATGCTCCCGCCAGCCCGCAATCGAGTTCTGAAGCCTTGGTGGCGCCTCGAGTCCATTCGCCGCCGAGTTCTCATAGAAGATGGGGCGGGGGACCTTTTGAGCCGGGGAGCCTACCATCCGATGCTCTCCGTTCTTGATTACCCACCGGTTCCCGCCGGCTGCCATCTGATCACAGAGCTCATAGAAGGCAAAGATCGACGCCTGCCAGAGAGGCCACTTCGAGGCCAGGATCGACTCGTAGGTCGCACCTTCAGGACACGCAGGACAGGGAGAGCCGGAACCCGAAGGCGTGCAGAAGAAATACTCGGGAGTGCTATCAAGCCATGCCTGATCGAGGAAGAGCCCCGACCTTGGTGCCAAGGAAAAGAGCTTGTTCGCAATCGTGAGCCGTGCCGCGGCATTGATCTTCGACCAATCGACGAGTCGCCGGATCGTGCAATCCGGATAGTGTTTGAAAATCGCAGGGTCGCCCGATGGATTCTCGAGGCCAGCGCCCAGGCCGTCACGGATTTCATCACGCCAGAAGTCGAACCATGGGTCACTGAAGGCGTCAGGCGGAAACTCCATGATGTTGACATAGAAGAAGTGGAGCTTGCCTGTATCGATGAGCGAGGATACGGTTTCCTGTTCCTGGTCCGAATGCCCGTAAACGAAACCGTCGTAGGAGCCATAGTCCACCGAGCCGAGGCGGATGTTCTCGAGGTCGCTGACCTCGAAATGACGGAGGATGAGATGGGTTTCGCTTCCACCACCAGCACCTCCCTCGCCTGTCGTTCCGCCCGTCATCTCAGCCGGAAGCGAGCCCTCGGCCATCAGCTCACAAGCGTCCTTCACGATTCGGAGCGTATAGGTCGAGACCAGGCCATAGCCCGAGAAGTCCTTCGGCCGGCGGACTCCGACGACGTCATAGACCTCGTTGTTCTCCTCGTCGATGAAGCGGTCCATGAGATTGATCGACTTCCCGTTCACCGCTCGAGCCCCCACGGCAAGGTGGGTCGGGTTCTTTGCTGCTTCCCCGGGCTCGATCCTCTCCCGCTCGAGATGATGATCTGCCCAGATCCTTGTCCAATAGTTCTGGATCACCGTCGAGTACCGCTCCGACGCTCCACCCATCCCGTCAGACATGCGGATCCGGCGGGCCACCCGGACCTTTTGGGTCATGAGAAGGGAACGAGGAGTGCGAGCTACACCCATCAGATTTGCTTGCGCCCCAAAGGACACTGGCCGATTGGCTCGAGGTGCCGAGGACACATGGTCTCCTCGAGATTCGCCTCCCACCAACACCCGGGGTTGGGCACCGGCTTCCCCATGGCCTCTGCCGCCTCCTGGTCGACCGGCTCGTAAACCTCTCTGAATACGACGTCCTTGACCGGATAGAGTTCACCGCGTGTTCCGCGGACGATCCAGTCCCCGGGGCCCGCCTGCATGGGACCCTCCCAGGTTTCAACGATCTCGGCCGCCGTCGCTCGCCTGAGAACCTCAATAACGACTGGCAGCTTGCGAAACTTCATCACACCACTCCCACGACAACCGGAGCACCCTTGTACCGAGTGAGGATGGAATCGACCTCGGCAAAGCCCGTCATCCCATCCTCGGCCACGTTGTTCCATATCTTCCGCATGGTGTAGGAAAGGTCGCCCTGGGTTGCCTCAGCCGAGAAGGGGTGCGTGTGGGCCCCACCCGGATCGTCGCAGCGGGCGGCGTGCTGAAGGAGAAGCCCGAGGGCGTGCTTGATCTCCTCGGGTGGCGTCTCGTAGCGGCCCCAGCGGGCCTCCACCTTGACGTTGGAGAGCCCCATCGGGAAGACCCCACAGCCGTTGCCGCTGAAATCGTCGGTGAACCAACGAGAACGGGAACCGCGGAATGGCAAGGGCACCACGTTCCCCATTCCGAGCATCGTCCTCGATGGCGTGATCCGAATCCCCGTGATATCGATCACGTTCTCCTCGTTGTTGCACCCCAAGAAGATGAGCCCAAGGAGTTCGAGGATCGGCCTGCGGATCGTCAAGACAGGGCGCCCCATGCCCGAGAAGATCCTGGTCTCGGTAATCGGGAAGAAGTGCTGACCTGTGATCTTCCGGATAGTCTCCTGGGCCCTCGAGAGGATGGCAAGGATCTGATCGTCGTTGAGCCCAGAGCCCTCGGTCAAATAGTCGCGCGCCTCCTCGACCGAGAGATAGCTCGTCGAGGAACTGGGCGCGTGAACGAACTCGCTCGCTACCCCAATGTGGAAGATGTACTGAGTCGCAGGCGTCTGGCCGTCCACCGTGCCAGTCGTGAAGATTGTGTACGTCTCTTCGCTCGTGAAGCCGTTCGCGGTACTGAGAACGATCGTCGCCGTATACCAGCCAGTCGTACCGACTGAGTCTCGAAGGGCAAACGTCCCAGTCATGACCGGCGTGTCGGGGTCCCCGGCCGCTACCGAGCCGCGGTAGATCCTGAACTCGGGCGGGGCAGCCGCATCGACTGCCGACCCTGTCGAGCCCTGAGCCACGAGCGGAATGATGAGTGTCTCACCGAGACGGTACTTGCCGAGGAACATGGCCTAGCCTCCGCCTCCTAATGTTCGCGGGTTAAGACGGGCCGCTGCGACCTCCAGCGTTCGCGGATTGAGCTTAGGCTTGGTCGTTGGCGGTGGAGGTGCCGAGACCCAGCCCGAGAGAAGATGGGATTTGATTGGTGCGCCTGGCATCGTTACCTCCTATCTCTGGAACGGAACCACCGAGCTGGCCCTTATCACATCCTTGGCTGATCCCGTGGGCGTGAAGAAAATCTTGAGCCCCAGATGCGCGCCACCCGTCATGGCGGCCGGTGTGTTGGCCGGCACGCATTGCCAGTCGATCGTGTCCCCGGGGGTGATCGTGACGTCGGTACTAAAATTCGCCTTGCTCGCTGCCTCCGAGATGGTCACCGCAAGGGCGGTATCTGCAAGCTCTTTGCGAAGAGTGAATGTCCATGACTGGACCCCGGCGCCGTTGTCTGCCGGCGTACCGATTTGGACGTATATCGACTTGGCGGTTCCACCGGCAAGGATCATTCCCCGGATGTCTTCGAAGGCGGCCCACGTCCCCGCACCCCCACCCTGGAGCTGCTCCCATTCGGTCCCTGAGACAAGCGGCGGATTCGAGTTACCAAACAAGATCATGCTCTCGCCGGCAGTCGTCGGAATACAAACGATCGACCAGGCAACCGGAGAAGCAGCGGGGACAAGTGTAACGGCCGATTGGAAGGAGAGCGTATCGGCAGCACCGAAGGCAAGTGTTGTCGTCGTGTCCTGCCCAGCCGTTGCCGTATCAGCAATCGTGACAGTGGGGGCACCAGCAGCCGAGCCACCCAGCAACACGCTGAACGTGCGACTGGTCGCAGTCCCCGGGGCAGTCCCTAATCGGACATAGAGATCCCGCAGGGTGCCAGCAAGGGGTGCAATCTGCATAACGTTGGACTGCGCGACGGCTTCCCATACGCCGATACCACCTTGAAGTCCCTGCCATTCCGTGGCCGTCGTTGATGCGTTCGTTGCCGTATGGCCGAACATGACGAAGGTGTTGTTTGAGGTCTTGGCGAGAATGCCCCAATGCTGCTGCCCGCTAGCATCGGGAGTGCTCACAGGGGTATGTCGCATGGAGATCGTATCTCCAGCGGCAAAGGTAACAGCCTGACCAGTGACACTTCCCGTATTCGCCGAGTCGCTGATGGTGACCACAAGAGCCGTAGCCGATCCGTTCTTCATCACCGTAAAGACGAAGCTGTTCCCAGCACCGGGAGGGTCGAGTGTTTCGACATACATCTCGGTCAGCGTCATTGCCCCGGCGACCGGGCAATCACGATCGGTCTCCGTTGCACTCCACGTCGAAGGAAAAGACGCGCATATGAAATTGAAATTGTCGACCGAGTTACTCGGTGTCGAGTTGTCCGAGCCACTGATGAGGAAATTCATTGCCATTAAGGCGTCTCGTCGATCAAGTAGTAGGAGAAGATGACGTGGATATTCCCAGCGGTCGCCGCCGAGCACGTAAACCGAGGCTCCTCGCCAGCCGCACCCACGGCTATGATTCCAGCCCCCGTGCCACACATAACCCCGGAACCAGGGGCAAGGCCCGGATGACTGCCGATCATCCCGCTCACACCGCTTGCGGAAGCCGTAGGGACGCTCGCGGTTCCGAATCCTGCCCGGACGGGGACGGCGGCCGCGGTCGTTGCCGCATCGTTCAACGCCTCGAACCGCGTGACATAGATACGCTCATCGGCTGCCACTGCCGCCGCTGCCAGGTTGACATCGGTCTGGGCACTTGCGCCGAAGTCGTATTCGCGCGTGATAAGATTCGGATGCCCGGCGATGACGTATGGGATCCCGTGCTGGTTGGCAATGAACCGCGTGCGGTCGGCTGCGGCAACCGACGTTGGGGTAGCCGATCCGCTGACCGCCACCCCTCCGACCTTGACTACCTCGCCGGCATCGACGGCGTCATGGTCACGATTGCCAACCAGACGGACATTCCCCTCGGTGTCGGTGGCAATCGGAATATAGTCTCCGTCGGCGGCACGAGCGACATTCGCCTCGTTGGATACGGCAAGCGCCATGACGCCGGTATCCCCATGGACGTGCCCTGCATCCTCGGCTTTCCCCAAGTGATTCGATGAGGTTCCTGGAACAATCGACGCGAGAACCGAACCGACGTCCACTGTCCCCGAAACCGTGACGTCGTTGTTGTTCCCCAAGTCGACGACCAGCCCAACAGTTGAGTTGCCTGGGGCGCGATCCCAGTTTGTCCCGTCCCAAATTAGGAGGTTGGCCCCGACACGCGAGGTCGTTGGGTTCGGATCGTTGTCAGCAAGCGCCGAGGCTGCGGGGAGTTCTGTGTCAACGGTGACAGTGCCGCTGATCGACACCGTTCCAGTGACCGTGACGTCATTGTTGGCGCCGAGATTGACGAGCTGCCCATCCGCAGAGTTCCCAGGAGCGCGGTCCCAAGTTGCCCCATCCCAAATGAGCAAGTTGGCGCCGACCCTCGAGGTGGTCGGGTTAGCGTCGTTGTCCGCGAGTGCCGCAGCGGCGGGGAGTTCAGTATCGACGGTCACTGTCCCCGTAATCGTGACATCATTGTTGGCACCAAGATCAACGAGCAATCCATTGGCCGAGGTCCCCGGAGCCCGGTCCCACGTCGAGCCGTCCCAAACGAGCAGGTTGGCCCCAATACGGGAAGTTGTCGGGTTGGCATCGTTATCGGCTAAGGCTGTCGCTGCGGGTAGCTCCGTATCGACCGTTACGGTCCCGCTTATGGATACCGTTCCGGTCACAGTGACGTCGTTGTTTGCGCCGAGATTGACCAGTTGACCGTCGGCCGTATTCCCTGGGGCGCGATCCCAGTTGGCCCCGTCCCAGATGAGAAGATTCGCTCCAACCCGTGACGTCGTAGGGTTGGGATCGTTATCCGCAAGGGCCACTGCGGCCGGCAGCTCCGTATCCACAGTCACGGTACCCGTCACCGTCACATCGTTGTTTGCTCCCAAGTTGACAAGGAGACCGTCAGCCGATGTGCCAGGAGCTCTATCCCACGTTGCTCCATCCCAAATCAAAAGATTGGCACCAATACGAGATGTCGTTGGATTCGCATCATTGTCGGCAAGAGCCGACGCACTGGGGAGCTCGGTATCTACCGTGACGGTTCCGGTGATTGAGACCGTCCCGGTTACGGTGACGTCGTTGTTGGCACCGAGATTGACAAGAAGCCCATCGGCTGAGGTTCCAGGAGCCCTGTCCCAAGTAGCCCCATCCCAGATGAGAAGGTTGGCTCCCACCCTTGAGGTTGTGGGGTTGGCATCATTGTCGGCGAGGGCACTTGCGGCCGGCAATTCGGTGTCAGCGGTGATCGTTCCGCTGATCGGAATGGTCCCGGCGATCCTGACGGCCGATGCTCCCGCCGACGCCTCTATCCGCGCATTCGACGTTCCCGACGTGAAGGCTGATACCCGTAGACGAACCTGGGAATAGCCAGTCGAAGTGAAGACCCCGCGATCGGCAAAGGTCACCGTTGAGGAGATGACAGTGCCGTTGATCCGCATGGCCTCGATGGCGAACCAGTTCGTGTCGTCGAGGGTGGCCTCGAAAACGACCGTACCGACAAGGGTGCCGGTATCAATCTCCCAGTTAAGGGTGCCCGTCCCCTCGGCCCGAATTGAGACGGCGGCATTGAGAGCCCCAAGGGCACCCGATGCAACGACGTTGGCCGGCGGGCGCGTGATATCGACGTCGAGCCCTTGAGCTGAATCGCCCGGGGCCCGATCCCATGTCGCCCCGTCCCAAATGAGGAGATTCGCTCCAATCCTAGAGGTCGTCGGATTCGGGTCATTGTCGGCGAGAGCCGAGGCCGAAGGAAGCTCGGTGTCCACCGTGACCGTCCCGCTGATCGAAACGGTACCCGTTACCGTGACGTCATTGTTGGTGCCAAGATTAACGAGCAATCCATTAGCCGAAGTTCCAGGAGCACGGTCCCAAGTTGCCCCATCCCAAATGAGCAAGTTGGCCCCGATGCGAGAAGTAGTTGGATTAGCGTCGTCGTCCGCAAGGGCAGACGCCGTTGGGAGTTCAGTGTCCACGGTAACGGTCCCAGAAATTGAAACCGTGCCCGTTACGGTGACGTCGTTGTTTGCTCCAAGGTCAACAAGCAATCCGTTGGCGGTGTTTCCTGGAGCACGATCCCAGTTGGCGCCGTCCCAGATGAGAAGATTCGCACCGATTCTAGGAGTGGTCGGATTGGGATCGTTATCCGCCAAAGCGGAAGCACTGGGAAGTTCCGTATCCGCGGTGACTGTGCCCGTCACGGTAACGTCATTGTTGGCACCCAAGTCAACAAGGAGACCGTTTGCCGCATTCCCAGGAGCCCTATCCCAGGTGGCACCATCCCAGATGAGAAGGTTGGCACCGATACGAGACGTTGTTGGATTGGCATCATTGTCAGCAAGAGCGGATGCCGATGGAAGCTCCGTATCCACGGTAACGGTGCCGGTGATGGTGACATCGTTGTTAGCACCTAAATTAACAAGAAGACCGTCAGCAATCGAACCTTGGGCTGGGCGCAGAGTATTGCCAGCATCCTCCATCATCATCGCTGTGCCGGTGATCGTGGCATCGACGTCGCCTTCGGTGTATTGGACACCTCCGCCGAATGAGGTGATGACCGGCAGCATCGACGATTGCGACGTTAAGAGAATCGTTCGTTCCTGTATCACGAACGGTCGCAGTTAGAGTACCATCGCCGATCTTCACCGAATCGGATACGTGGGTAAGGTCTCGGATATCGAGGTCGGTCGCTGCCACAGTGACGGTTCCGGTGATCGTCACATCATTGTTGGCACCGAGATTTACGAGCAGGCCATCCGCTGACGTTCCCGGCGCCCTGTCCCAGGTGGCTCCATCCCAAATCAAAAGGTTGGCACCGATGCGGGACGTTGTCGGATTCGGATCGTTGTCGGCGAGGGCCGTTGCCGAAGGGAGCTCCGTGTCTACGGTAACGGTGCCGGTCACCGTCACATCGTTATTGGCACCGAGGTCGACGAGTAGTCCGTTCGCCGATGTTCCCGGCGCTCTGTCCCAGTTGGCCCCATCCCAGATAAGAAGGTTCGCCCCAATGCGTGACGTTGTGGGGTTGGGATCATTGTCTGCCAGCACCGTTGCCGCCGAGAGTTCCGTATCAACGGTGACAGTTCCAGTGATCGTCACATCATTGTTGGCTCCGAGATTGACAAGGAGACCGTCAGCAATCGATCCCTGCAACGGGCGGAGAGTGTTCCCGGCATCCTCCATCATCGCAGCCGTGCCGGTGATGGAAAGATCAACATCGCCTTCGGTGTACTGAACCCCACCGCCAAAGGATGTGATATGCGCCCCTGCCGCATCAACGATTGCGACATTGAGAGAGTCGCTTGTGCCCGTATCGCGGACTGTCGCCGTCAGGGTGCCGTCACCAATCTTCACCGAGTCGGAGACATGGGTCAGGTCTCGGATATCGAGATCTGTAGCCACGACGGTGACGCTACCGGTCACAGTCACATCGTTGTTTGCACCAAGATCAACCAGTAGCCCGTTGGCAGAACTCCCTGGTGCCCGGTCCCAGGTAGCCCCGTCCCAGATGAGAAGGTTCGCCCCAATGCGTGAGGTGGTCGGATTCGGGTCGTTGTCAGCAAGAGCCGCAGCACTGGGGAGTTCGGTGTCAACCGTCACGGTACCGGTGATGGTGACGTCGTTGTTGGCGCCCAGGTTGACAAGCAAGCCGTCGGCGATCGAGCCCTGAAGAGGACGAAGGGTATTGCCCGCGTCCTCCATCATCCCCGCCGTGCCAGTGATTGAAGCGTCTACGTCGCCCTCGGTGTACTCGGTACCGGCGCTCGAGCCCGAGATGATCGTCACCGGGAACGGGGTCGCCGCCGATGCCGGCCGGAGGGTGTTGCCAGCATCCTCCCACATGGCCGCGGTTCCAGTAATCGAGGCATCGACGTCCCCCTCGGTATACTGGACACCTCCACCAAAGGACGTGATCTGTGCCCCAGCAGCGTCGACGATTGCCACGTTGAGCGAATCGCTGGCACCGGTGTTCCTGACCGTTGCCGTGAGCGTCCCGTCACCGATCTGTACCGAGTCGGAAACGTGGGTGAGATCTCGGATGTCCAGGTTCGTCGCCGTGACCGTGACAGTCCCGGTGATGGTGACATCGTTGTTGGCCCCGAGGTTGACAAGGAGACCGTCCGTGGAATTCCCGGGCGCGCGATCCCACGTCGCCCCGTCCCAAATCAGAAGGTTGGCTCCTACCCTTGAGGTCGTGGGATTTGGATCGTTGTCGGCAAGGGCGGAAGCGGCAGGAAGTTCCGTGTCTACCGCCACGGTCCCTGTCACCGTGACGTCGTTGTTAGCTCCCAGATTGACAAGCTGGCCATCGACGGAATTCCCCGGGGCCCGGTCCCATGTCGCACCGTCCCAGATGAGAAGGTTCGCTCCGACTCTCGAGGTGGTCGGGTTCGGATCGTTGTCAGCAAGGACAGCCGCAGCTGGGAGTTCGGTATCAACCGTGACTGTGCCGAGGATGGAGACTGACCCATCGATCGTGATACTGCCGCCGTTGTCATCGATCGAAAGCGGCTCTTGAACGAGTACGTGGAGCCTGCCACCGGTGACATCGACCAGGTCCCCGAGTGCATTGGCGAGGACCATGACTTCCATGTGAACGGTGTCGGGACCGATAAGAACGGTCTCGCTGCGTAACTTCTTGCCTGCGCCATCCAAAGGCAGAGCGATAAACGATTCGGCCACTTAATCTCTCTCCATGAATCAGGCCATCGCCACTTGAGCGAGATCAACTCGCTGGCGCAGCCGAACATCCTTGAGAGGAGCTCGGCGTGGAAAGTCGACTGGGATGGGCGTGAACTCAGCATCCAATGGCCAGGGCGGATTCCGCTCCGCCATGAAGAGCACCTCACGCCAAACAGCCTCGACTGAGATCGCCCGGGTACAGGGCTTGGGGTCCGGCAGATTGCAGGCCGAGTGGTAACAAGGTGAGCAAGGAAGGCTTGCCCAAAGAGAGCGTGTCCAGCGGTAGTGCCGAAGCCTCGCATCAGGATCGACCGTCGACATTATCGCCACCGTCCGAGTGGAAAGAGCCTCGGCCAGGTGGAGCACCCCGGTATCCGGGGACACGACGACGTCGCATCCCTGGACAAGAGCCATGAGGGCGTGCATGTCGAGCTTGCCGGTCAGGTTGACACCACCGGAGGCGAGGAAGTTGCCGTCGGGCTCGAGCCGGGCGACGTCGATCAGGACAGGCTTCCAGCCCTCACGCGAAGCCTTGAGTGCCAGCTCTCCCTGACTTCGGAATGGCCATGAGCGGTTCCCCTGGGACGCTCGAGCAACGATCCCCAGAACCGGCCGGCCGCCAACCTCGGGCTCTTCGGCAAGTGCCCGCCCGCGGGCCCGCTCCTCGTCGCGCCGCTTGAGGGGGTAGCTGTAGTCGAGAGGCTTCCTGCCGAGAAGGTGCTCGGCGTAGCAGTCGATCCGGAACTTACGCTCGTTCCCGTTCCGCTCGGAGAAGCCCCGCATCTCGATCCCGTAAGGGTAGTGACCGAGGAGGCTCTCCACTGGGACCACCGCATCAAGAAAGTCGAGGTCCCGGAGGGCCGCCAAATAGGGCTGGCCTGTCGCATAGATGAAGCGGAGGCGGGGGTAGACCTGGGCAAGCTCACGGAGGGCAATCGTGAGCATGAGAACATCCCCCAAGCCCATCGTCCGAACGATGGGGACGACCGTCCCCGGGGGTGCCGCTCTGAGTGCCCGGGGAGTCGTCCAGTCGATCTCCCGATCGGGGTCGACGAATCCACCCTTGGTCGAGAGGAACTCGTAGTCCTGGGGGCTCAGGTTTCCAACGGCGATCCCGCGGCGGAAGTGGATCACCTTCGAGGGGTCGGCGACCGAGCGGTGAACGTAGGAGAGCGCCCGTGCGAGAACGAGTCTCACCACCTCACCACCCTTTCCCGGGCCCGTTAGGACTGGGGATCCCCAGAGGTCCTTAAAAGAACCCCCAGCCCCAAGGGCCATCAAACCGTAGGCCAGCGCCATATAGGCAGGTTCCCCCGGAGTATCCGGGCCCGCCAGGCGGGAAGGTAACGATCAGGACCATAAGGGGAAGCGAGATCCTGTGCCCCAGGAGGTCCGCTTCCCCTCGGTCCACAGTCAGGTTACGGAGTCGGCTCGCCTCCCGAACCGAGATCGATGCACTCGTTGCACCGATTCGCGAGGGCCGCCGGGCTACAGCTACCCGGTCCGCAGTTGATGAGCGTCATGCAGTCCATGAGTGAGGTCGCTTCCTCGTTCAGGACCAAGAAGTCCATCCGGAGCGAGTAGATGAACCAAGTCCGGTGCTCCCGAGCGACCCGCTCACGCTCGAACTGGATCTCCCGCTGGATACCCCAGATCAAGTTGGCCGGGTTGGTCAAGAACATGAACGTCCCGAGGGGGCCACCCACCGACCCGCATCCGCAGTTCTGGATATCGGTCGGGAGGAGCCGGAGCGTCCGGATCGGGGTCGTGAGGTGTCGCGACTCGAGGGGCCCGAGATGAGCGGAATCCCCGAGAGCCGTCTCCCGGCCCTGGTGCCTTTCGGCGTAGTCGAACCACATCTTCCGCGGCATGTAGATCCGCATCGCCTCGGGCTGATCGGCGAATTCATCTGGGATCGCCCGCTCGAGACAGTTGAGCTTATGGAAGCTGAGGGTCCGATCCGCGGGGTCGACCGCATTCGCGTCCAAGATGTTGCCGAACTGGAGCTGGCGGTAGTACCCGTCACGGAGGGAGATGACCGAGTTGGCGATCGTCGACGGCTTGGTATAGGAGCCGTTGGTGTTCCCCATGAGAGCGAAGAACTCGATCTCGTTCGAGAGCCGGTCGGCCGCCATCCGGAGAACCTTCCGCTCGAGCTCGGCGCCAATCAGGTTGTCCTCGATGTCGGTGTCGCAGAGGTAGAACTTGGCGTCGAGCGACACCGTCCGAAGACACTTGTTCGTGTTCGAGATGTCGACTGACTCGGTGGCGGCTGCGCCGCACACGATCTGCCGGAGTATCCCGCCGTCCATGTCGAGGAAGCGGATCTCCTGCTCGTTCGTGTCCATCCTCCAGACGGTGACGTCTTGGAGTAGGTCCGAAATGTCGATCACGTAGTCAATGAGCTCATCGGCCTCTTCCGGCTGAATGATCGCCGGGGCCGATGCTGTGAGGAGGAACTTGCGTGCCTCCTCCTTGGTGAGCCTCCGGGCCCCACTGGCCGCTGAACGGCCGAGGGAGAGAAGACTCAATGCCCGCTGGCTTGGCATACCCACACCCCCCTTTCCTCACACACCCCGCCTGCCTCGCCGGCCACCCTGGCCGGCGTGCCTTAGCCGCGGGCCGCCGCTTGGTAGCGCTGCCTGAGATTCATGGCCGCCCGCTCAGGGGAGACCACGACGAACTTGAGCCCCCGGAGGATCGGGATCGAACTCTCCGGATCCCGAAGCTCCCGAGGCAACGAGGTCAAAGCATCCTCGTGGAGCTCTTCGGCCTTCGCGAGATCGATCCCCAAGACCTTGAGGAAGCGACCGAGGCCACGGTCTGAGAACTCGGCCCAGGGCCTCGAGCCCTTGGCCTTCTCCACCCACACCTTAGTGAACCAGGACACGAGCTCAGGTCGGCGAGCAAGCCTTGCCTCACCACCCGAGAGCATCGCATCGGGCTCGTAGTAGACGGCCGGAGCGCGCTTCTCCGGCGTCATGAGCGTATGCGGCATCTTCATCCCCACACCTCCCATTCCATGCGGACGGTGCCGCGTCTTTAGTCGATCCCTCGAGACCAGCCGGCCGCCTTGCGATCGGCGCTTGAAACGTATGCCCCGAGAAGCGTTGACTTCATCCGCTTGGGAGCGCCACCGGTAGCCGCCGGGGTCTCCTGTGGCATCAGGACCTTGGCCGACGCCGGGAGGATCCGCTTGGCGGGAGCCGTCGCGGGCTCGGGCGGCAGGCCGCTCAGGTCGGGTGTCGCGCCATCCCAGTTGGGGATCATCACCCCAGGAGGAACGGTCTCAGCCGGGGCCAAGGGATCGGGCTCCATGGGGTCCCCGATTGGAGCCGGGGCCACAGGTTCGACGTTCGCGGGCTCCCCTGACTCAGCCCCTTCCTCCTCGGCCAGAAGCTCCTTCAAGAGCTTCAGACGCTCGGCACGGGTACGCTTGGCCGGCGGGTCTCCGGCCGGAGCCGCCGCGGTCGGCGTGCCCCCCGCTGCCTCGACTGCCGCCATGGCCGCGGCCGCGGGTGTCGCCGGGGGCGAGTCGGCGGGAGCCACGGGGAGCTTCACCCCAATGGCCGCGGCCAAAAGCTGGTTCGTCTGACGGCCCTGCTCCGCCATGAGCGCGAGCGCGTCCTTGAGATCTTGCCTGTTCTTCGATTGGTCGGTCATGAGCTCCCTCACCTCCCTGCGGAGAAGTTCCTCACCCCCTGGCTTCCGGTCGAGTCTGAGGATCGCTCGGAAGATCTTCCGCCAGTGGACCCCATGGGGCCCCTCTTTGGCCTCATCGGCCTTGCCAGTAAACTTGACACCCTCGGCCTTCCCGGCCAACCCCTGGGGGACCGCAATCCCGCCGAAGATCGCCGCATCGGCAACGATCCCCTCGATCGTCGAACCCTCGGGCACGAGAATGACCTCGGGGTCGTCCGGATTCCCGTACTCCTTCCGGATGATCTGACCCACGGCAATCGAGTCGTCCTCCGAAAGCCCGCGCTCCATCGCCACCGCGATGATGTCCGAGAAGCCGATCGTTTCAGGTGAGGCCGGGATCTCGACGGTCTCGACCATGAGGTCCTCTTCCTCCGGAACCGGCGGAGGGACCTCCTCCATACCGGCCGGTGGGGCCGACAATTCATCCTGCTTCCTCATCCCATCCACCCCCTTGCCGGCCCCATCGGCACGCTTGAAGAACCGGAACCGTCGATCGGTGGCCGGATGATCGACCGCTGAAACCTCGGCGATATCGGCCTCGAGGATCTCCTCGATGAGCCGCTCAACCTCAAGTCCCGTGCTCATCTCTGCCTCCCCAGCCACCTCGGGATTTCGTCGAACGTGAGCGGGATGCTCATGCCGCCTCTTCCATGACTGCCGCAAGACTCACGCGCTCGACTGGCTTCACCGCCCAATCGCCACCGATTGAGTAGCCAGTGTACTCGCCATGCTCGATTCGCTTCCACACCTCGGGGTGATACTGGGTGCCCATCACCCAAGCCCCCTGCTCGAAGTCGGGATCACCGGGGCGGGCGATGAAGCTCTGAACCGGTAGGCCCGCCTCGGCTCCGTCGGGCATTACCCAACGGCCGTGCATCTCACCCGCGCGCCCGCGCTTGGAAAGCCAGTTGTGGGCCATCCGCTCAACCTGTTCGGCGGTTGCGAACTGGCCCTGGAGGTCAACCTCCCACGGCACATACACCTCGCCGAAAGCGATCCGCTCCTTCGCCCGCTCGGGCCGGATGAAGAGCTTCGAGCGACGGAGCCAATGCAGGCGGGAGGTCGGCGTGGCCCAATCCCCCTGAGTGGTTCGCTTTTCTCCCGCCCGCAACTCGTCCTTCGCGGTATACCAGATGTTCCTCCAGAACTTCTGGACCCATCGAATGGCGTCAATCGAGGCCGTTTCACCGGTGCCCACAAGACGCCCGGGAACGGTGATGTCGATGATGTTCCTATGCTTGTGGCCGATCCCGACACGGACCGAGGCTCCGGGATGACCATGGATTGGAAGCGACAAGACTCGCGCGTATTTGGCGAGAACGTCGGGACGGGAGGAACTGTGGCGGACGATGAAGAAGCTCCCCTGTGAGGTCGCCCCTTGCGCTAGGACGTGCTTCTGTAGCGCGGCCGGGGCTTGGGGCGCTTGGGGCGGGGCTTCTTTCCGGCCGGCTTGGGCCGCTTTCGCGAACTCCCCGATCTCGAAGTATTGGCGGATCGCTCGCCAAGCCAGTTCCTCGGCATAGTCCTCGGCTCCCTTCCCCTGACCGGCGAAGCGTAAGGCGGAGCTCTGCATCCGGTTCCAGATCACCTGTCCCGCTTCGGGGAGAAGCTCTGCTTTCCGGCTCTCACAGGCGAAGCTCGAGCGGGCGCGGTCGCGAGTCCACTCCTGCTCGGGATCACGGGTCGGGATCGAGACGATCCCCTTTCGCTGGGGGTCAAGCCTGAGCGACTGAATAGGAGGGCCGCCGCCGATCCCACCTCCGGGCGGAGAGGTCTCGGGTTCGCCGCCAGCGGCCTCAATCGGCGGGCCGGTCCGAACGGTCTCGCCGCCGATCGTGACCTCGTGGACGTGTCCCTCGTCCTGCTTGAGCCTATTCACCATCCCCCACACCTCCACACCCACCTGCCCAAAAGCCCCGAGCCGTCTACCTGGCGTAGCGTCCCAGGAACGACTGCGGGGCTTCAAGAGCCTCATCCGCCTGAGGAGGAGTCGAAATCGCGCGGAGATTCGATCAGACAGACATCGTTGTCAACAAGAGATTTTGACGGGGTCAGCGGCGGGAGTCGAAAAGACCCGGGAGCTTCGTCACAGGCTTCTTCCCGCCCAGGTTCTCAGCTCCACATCGGCACTTGATGCCGGCCTCCTTGGCCGACTTTGCGGTCAGGAACCGACCAAGTAGCCTGCCACAGCGAAAGCAGGTGAGCTCGACGAAGCGGCCGAGATCGGGCTCGGGGCGAGGATTGGCCTTCTTTTCCTTCCTCCTTGCCCGCTCCCGCTCGAACTGCCCCACCCCTCACCCGCACCCCCTCTCACTGGCACGTGAAGATCTGGACGCAATTGCCGCTGATCGAGGCGACCTTCCAAGAAAGACTTGGATCGCTCTCCGAGAACTCACGGCTCACATAGGCATAATATTCGGAGACAGGCACTCCTTCGCTTGCACATCCGAGGCCGAAATTCTCGAGCTCGGCAGTGCATTTCAGAGTCGCCCCCAAGCAACTCGCGGCGATTCCTCCACAGAATGGGGCTTCGTCATCGGCAATGGAGAGCCGATCCCCAAGATGGCGAGAGAGATCTCGGGAACGTAGAGATATTCGGGATCACCCGTTGCGGCTCCAGAGGCAATGAGTCCGGCCAAGAGAATTCCGATCATGTCTTTCCTTTCAGGCGGGCCACCACCACTCGCGCCTCGTCCGCGCTGACGAGCTCGGCATCTTGCTCCCCGATGAGATACTTGAACAACGCGGGGTCATTCACCCACACCCTAGAATCAGGATCAAAACGTTCCACGTGGAACGCGGTCTCGTTCTCCCGGGTTCGGAAAAGACCAGTCGGCTCGGCGGCAAGCCCCGGCTTGAGCCCGTAATACTTGACTGTTTCAGGCATTCGCGTTGGCACTCCTTCCACCTTCATTTATGTCACTTCCTTTGCCATTTACGCAAGCCCAAACAACGGTTTCCCTGGTTTTCAAGTCTCATGGTGAGACAACATTTCCGAGGCCGAGGGCACCGGCAGGTATCACGACACTCGACCAGAAGCCCCGCATCTCCTCGGCCAATTGCTTCCGCCTCTCGGCTGAGGTCCCATCCGCCCGGAATTCCTCATAGATCCGGTGCTGGCCTTCCTTCGCCCTGTAGGAATCCGGAGTGTGCATCTGAACCTCGAAGGTGAAGCCCGAGCGGTGCTCGAACACGTAGTTGTCACCTCGATAGAACTCCCCGTTCCAATAGTTTTTGTCCTTGTGATCGTAGATCTCGAAGCCCTTGGCCTTCATCTCCGCGATAAACCGATCGCGTCCTTCGACATAGCGGTCAGATGTCCATGTCGCCGTGTAACGGAGCATGTCGTGGAGATGCTGCTCAGGGTTTTCGGCACCGGTCCCCGACTCGGCCGCCTTCTCACGGAGTTTCTGCTCTGCCCGGTCGAGGCTCGCCTTGATCCTAAAGTCGAGGCCGACGGTCTGACCACCCGAGCCTTCGACGGCGTTGGTGAAAGCTGGCGTGATCTCCTTGTCGAGAACCTTCGCGCGTTCGTGGAGTGAATTGACCTGCCCTCGGTAATCACTCGATCGGCCGGCACCACCCGCGCCACCCTCTCGCCCACCACCCTCTTCTGAGCCCTCACCGCGTCGGCCGTGAGACTCCTGGTCGTGCTGTCCGGGGAGATGTTTCGCCGACTCAGTACCTTGGATCAATCCGATCGCCAGCTCCATAGCCGCTTCGTCACCTTGATCCATGAGACGCGCGAACTCACCGGCAAGCCGACGGTTGCCATTCGCGACGGCACGATAATAGGCTTCCGTCACAAGGAACCAGCGGTCATCGAGATTTTGGATCGTACTCATATCGTATGTGACCGTCTTTCGCGACGCGAACCCAAACCTCGTGCCAATGCCTTGCCCCCGCTTGATCTCTATCCAACTGGCCGTTTTCTATCGCCGAGGAGAACTCACTTCTCACAGAACCTTCATGTAAATGTGCCGAATTGATCACGTCATTCCAGTCACGGGTTGGGCTCATCCTGAACAGCCCACCGTCAAATCCAACAGCTCTGATTTCGCGAAAGTTGTTCGTCCTTGCCACTGTCACATCTGCAAACGACAGCGTATTCGAATTTGGATGGTTGTGCGTGAGAACAGCCCCCAGACCATAATCCCTTTGGGGTGCCGGAGCCGAATGATAGCTGCCAGTTTCCCGTGAATCGAAAACCAATTCGCCGTTCTCCGCAATGATGAATACACGCTCCCTCGCACGATCGCTCAATTCCCCTGCTTCTCTTTCGCGAGCCGTGTCTAGTGCCGCTTTGCCTGTTTTGAACTTTCCACCATAAGAAACCTTCTCTCTTGGTAGCATTTCGGCCACCTGCGCCGCCCGGTACTCCATACCGACCCTTGCCACTTGATCAAGTTCACCCCTAACCTTCTCATATATTTCCGGGCTTGTACCACTGTATGACTTGTCAACCGTCTCTAGCCAGTATTCCACCTCATGGACGTCACCACTAGCCAAAGCCGTTAGAAATTGATCCCCGACTGGAGTTCCCTTGAATAGGCTTTGCTCTTTGTCGACCAGCCCACGCAAAGTTTCCGCTGCTTGGAGATTTGCAGCCACTCTGTCTCTGGTCGCCGAGACCCGCGCGATCTCTGATCTCGATTCGCCTTCCTGGCTTGCGCCTTCGCCTCGTCGCCCATGAGTAGATTGGTCGTGCTGTTCCGGAAGGTGCTTGGCTAGAGGTTCCCCAGCTCCCGCGCCTGGTCGAGGATCAAATTGACGTGGGAGTCCGCCCACTCCCGACCCTCGTTCTTTGCCACGAGATCGACGAGTTGCTGTTCCTCTGGCGTCAGCTTTGGCCTGATCGAAATCTTCGTAGTACCGCGTCGCTCGCTCGTGCGACGACCATTGTTCCCGGTCGAGTACCCGCTCTCTAAGCTGCTCATCGCTTTCACCTGTGTCCGTTAGTGCCATGAAGACGACGTCCGGATCGTCATGCTTCCCGTAATCCCAATTGGACGGAGCGAAGTCCCGGTTGAAACGCATCCGCCCCGTTTCGCGAAAGCCGAATTGTGCGTAGTAGCCCGGAAGATGGCCGGCGAAGGCATCAAGTGTCCGCCCACCTCGGTTCATCGCCTCGAGAACAGCCTCGGTTGCGGCCCCCTTCGGCCCACCGTTGTTGAAAAGGTTCTGGATGTCTCCCTCAGGTGATACTCCAACACCTACTTTGCCGTCCTCTGATAATAGCATGTCGTGCTGTGCTATGTCGCTCGGCTCAAGAGGAGAAAGGAACCCCGGCCGGGTACTCCGATTACGCTCTGTAATGAATCGAGACGCATCGGGCTTTTCCGACCATCCCGGCTTCCATCCGCCATAGCGGCTCGAGGTACCTCCCTCACTCGCACCCTCGCCACCTCCACGCCCATGAGTCGACTGGTCATGACCACCTGGGAGATGCTTGGCCCAAGGCAGCATCTTCCCCCCTGCGACAGCAACCTGCTCTTCGTCCTCGTCGAGCATCGCCAGGCGCTCCTTCGAGAACTCATCAGGGTCATTGTCGCCGTCCCACACGTGAGCGTCCGAGATGAGCTGATCTTCGGTGACAATTGGGATGTCATCACACCGACATCGAGCCGTCTGCTCGAGCGAGGCCGATGAGTCCCCCGGGTGCTGAAGCTCCTCGCCGCCCACGATGAAGGGATCCTCGACGGCAACGATCTGCCCATGAGCTTCGAAGTGGTCTGGCCTCTCCCGGCCGTCGAGGGTCGTGAGCCACCGCTTAAAGGGGACACCACTTGCCTCATAGACCGCTTGTTGCGCCTCTTCCGTAATCGCCAGCGTTTCCTGATGCGCGATGAGTTCCGCTCGTTCACGGGAGAGATAGCTAAACTCCTGCTCGAGGAGCTTCGCCACCTCAAGCGGCCCCTTGCCGTTGAGATAGAACTCTTCAGCAATGACCGTCCGGAGACGGTCGTAGACCGAGTCCGAGATTCCAGAGATCAGATTCGCCCGCTCCTCGAGGGCCTCGAGGATGAATGGACTGTGAAGCTCGAACGATCCCGAGACCCGAAGTTTGAGCCGGGCCCCGCGGCCGCCTGCGTTGTAGAGCTTGACGTAATCCTTGAGGAGGGTCGCCTCGAGCTCGATCCGCCAGTCATCGGCCTCAGTACCGAAGAGCCTCCCGATCGCTCGGACCTCATCTGTCTCGAAAAGCGGCTCGATGAGGCGAGCTCGTTCCCGGCCGAGCTCTCGCCCCGAACGTCCGCGGGCCGCCTTCTTGCCGATTCTCTCGCGCCACTTCTGGGCATCCCGGGCAAGGTCAGAAAGAAGTCCCGAGCCCTCTAGCTTTCCCATGGTGCGGGCTGAGAAGACCTTGACGGTAGCCGCGATCTTCTTCCGCAAGTCCTGGGTGAGTGGATCAAGCGGAATGGGCCGGCGGATGAGGGCACGGAGACCGCGTGGTCGGGCAAGGCGGGGAATGGCACCTGACCGGCGCGGACGAGGGACGCGGACAAGAACGAGGCTCACCTGGTTGGATCTCCTGAGCGCCACCATGCAGCTCGAAGAGCCTCCGCAAGCACGATCTCAGTCTCGATCCATGTCCTCATCATGCCCTGCTTGGGAACAGCGTCGGCAAGACACTCCGGGCAGACGACGTGCCCGAAGAGCTTGCCGACCTGTGAAGGCTTGAGCTTTTCCCCGCACCGTTCGCAACGGATCATGGCCCCTATTGCTCAACGATGACCGTTGTTCCGGGCTCAGGCATCTCCGCCGAGTCCGCAATTAGCCTTGCGTGATCTTGGCACAGATACTTGATCCGGCGCACATTCGGAGCGCTGAACCGATCAACAACTACAAGCCCACCGAGAGATTCGCACCCCTCAATCGAGCATCTCCCCGCGGAATCGACGATCGTTTCGTATGTCATCACGCTGGTTTATTTCGCCAGGGTTGACCGGGGCACCACCTTACCCGCCTTGCGGCACCGCACCGCCCGCTCGTAGAAGGGCTGTACCTGCTCGAACGAGTCCTGGGTCAGGGAAATCATCCCACCATAATCGATCCATGCTTTGAGTAGCACCGTCTCGAAGTTCCCGGGGTCGACGCTCAGGACGTTCCGCCGGTGACCACGCCACAGCTCGACCGACTGCTCCCAGGGCCATATATGAACCCAGTGCGAGTTTTCCAGAAACACCGGCATCGTCGATTGACGCTCCCCGTTGACCAGGACGATTCCCCCAGCGCGGTCGTTCACCCCTTCGCGAACCAGGGTCAGGTAGTTGCTGATGTTCAGCTTCCACGCCTCGGCCGTACCTGGCGCCAGATGTTCGATCGATCCGCCGTCGGGCGCATCCATCCAGTCCGCCGGGGCGAGCCAGTATTGGTCGATGAACATATGGGTGCACGCGCGGGACAGTCTGACCTGCGTATCGGCGATCTCTTGCTGGTGCCCGGCGTCGATCTTCGACCAATCGATCAGGGACGGATTCCCCAAGGCGGAGAAGAGAACCTTGCGCCCCAGCGTATCGACAAGTACGGCGTTCCATTCGGTGCGTACCTTGGCATCGATCCAATTGAGCCACGTATCGTCGCCGCCGACCCATTCCGGCCGTGGCAGGGTGAGAACGTTGTAATAGCGGAAGCCGGGATTGCCGGCCTGGACCAGACCCGAGACCGCATCTTCGTAGGTCCCCGTATGACCGTAGACGAACACGTCGAGCGGCTCGAGTTCGGCGGGTGAACCACCATCGGCAATTACTTCGAGGTCCTCAACTTCCAGGTGGCGCATGAGGAGCCGATCGGGAGGGCGGGTGTACCACCAACCGCCACCGGCAAGTACGAGTGCCATTCCGATTGCAAGAAAAGTCCGCTTCACGGCACGCCTCCAATCATGGCCTTGCGAGCTTGCTCCTTCGCCTCGTCATAGACCCGCAAGGGGCCGTCCTTCATCTGGATCCCGAACTTGCCGCGTTCCTTGTCGACGACAATCCGGCAGATGATCCCCCGCTGCTTCCAGTTCTCGACGATCTTCCCCAAGCCATCAAGCATGAGGCCGGTCGTTCGCTCGACGTACTTCTCCCGGGTCTCGTCCCCGCGTCGTGGCGGCTTGACGAGCATGACGTCGTCCACCGACCACCCGGCCTGCGGGCCCGAGAAGACAGGCTCGAGCTTGAGAAGGTATCCACAGCCGCGACCCCGGCTATCCTCGCAGACGGCATAGCGGAAACCGATGGGAGCGGCCGCCCCACGCCCGCACTTGGGGCAGTGGTAGACGGACATCTTCGGCTTCGCCGCTTCGCGAACCGCTCGAGCGTCCCGCTCTTGCGGTGTGAGTGGACGGCCCGAGTAGCCGCCGAGTGGGTTAGACACCTGCGAGCACCATCTCGGTTTCGAAGAACCGCTCCCGGGTATAGACATCAAGCTCACCTGTTTCCATGAGCCTGACTTCCTCGTCGACCTCGAGCTCCTGCCAGCGCTTCCATACTTGCTTTTCGACCATGTCTTGCATCACCTGAACCTCAGGCATTGCCCAGTGATGGTTGGGAAGCTCGTACCCTGGGGCGCAGTTGTAGCAGCGCCAATGCACGCGCCCCTTGCTAGTACGCATCGATGGATGGGCGATTCCATGACAGGTCGCACACCAAGCAATCGGCATGAGACTCATGCCGATTCGTCCTTCACATGCGTCAGCTCGCAATACACAATCACAACCGCAAACCCAACGCACAGAATAGGCCCGCCAACGCACCAGCCGAAAGCGATCAGTGCTACGGCCAGCGGTAACTTGAAAGCCAGGGGGCGCATGAAACGATGGTTCACACTGCTCATGCGGTTGCTTCCTCCCTCGGGAGCCAGCAATGCGCCACATGCCGCGCCAGCTCGAAGGGGATCTTCGCGATCATGGCCGAGGCGGCCTTGCGCTTGGGCGACTTAGACCAATACGACCGAAGCTCTCCGGGTGCCGTCTCATTGAACCAGTCCCCGCCTTGCTTCACCCCATGATGCTCGGCCGGATTCGTCATGTGCGGTGTATGCAGCGGCCGCCCGTCGGGGTTCTGTCCCTTGCCGCTCGTTGTGTTGTGCGCGACTCGGAACCAGGAACCGCCTTCGTTCTTGATCGCGGAATCGGTGAAGCATCTGCCTGGCCCATCAGCGTAGCCCGGCTCGCCGTGCTTGCTCCAATCAAGTCCGCCGACCTTCACGCCTCTGCGCCTTGTAACAATCGGCATGAGCGCGGGCACGTCGCCCCAGAGGTAGTAGCTCCCATAATGCCAACGCGCGCGCCCCACCCACTTCTGAGCGCCGCGAACGTTCTCGACCACCATCGGAACGTGTCGGCCGGCGGCCGCGCTCGCCTCACGCTGTATGCGGAAGCAGGCATCGAAGAGCGAATTGTCGGGTGGCGGCAATGCCTTCGCCCTCTTCCAAGGCATGGCTCGGTAGCTGTACGCCTGGCAGGGCGGGCTCGCGACGATGAGGGTTGCGTCCTTGAACTGCGAACCATGGAGCGTGAGAACATCTTGGAGAACGAGCTGCGCTGGGTAGCGGTGGTCGCCGTAGACATGCTGCTCAATGTCGAAGCCAATCACGTCGTAATCCTCGGCGAGCAGGCCATCGGTCCAACCACCCAGGCCGCAATAGAGGTCGACCGCCAGCGGTCCGCTCACACCTTACCCTTGAGTACAGTCTCCGGATGCTTGCCGGCATTCGCTCCGACTGTCGAAAGCCGGCCCGCGGTCTCAAGGAGTACCTGACGCCGCGCCGCCATCCGGTCCCTGAAACGGCGGGTCAACTCGCGCCTGATCGAGGCGTATCGGGGATCAACGGCAAGCTGCATCGATGGGGGAAGCCGAGGCACCCGGGTCTGCCCTTCGTTGGGGACGCCTGTTCTCGTGCCGTTCCCTTGTGTGAGAGCCACACCATCTTGGGCCCCAGCCTCCTCCATCACGACCGTCTCTTCGGACTCCTCTTCGCCCTGGCCTAGTGTTCCACCCAGAACACCTGCAATCTGCATCTCGACCTCCCACTTGGGAATGTCGGCCAAATCCGTTTCCCTCTCGGGGAAGTCCTGATCCTTCCGGATCGTCGAGAGCCACGCCCGCTCCTCGTTCTCACTCAGTGAGCCCGAGGCCGACGCTGCGGCAAAGAGCGACATCTCCCGTTGCTCATCCATGACGTCGATCTCGCGGAACTTGTGCCGGACAAGGGTCATCTGCCAACGGTCGAGGATGGCGTTATAGAAGGCTTCGACAAGCTCCTGCCGAGGATCGATCTGGGCTCGCTTGTAGGTCTCCTCCTCGCTCTCGCCTGAGCCCCCACCCAGGTTCGCTGTCTCGACGATCCCGAGACGGCGGGGAAGAACGCGATACACTCCGACCACAATGTCACGGTTGGAAGTCCGGAACCCCAAGAGGAAGTCCTTGTCCTCGATACCCGTGTCGAGCTTCTCCCACTTGGTCTCGATCTCACCGGTGGGGAGCCGGAGAATCAGGGTTCGGTGATCGTCCCCCTGGATGATGTAGTGCATGTGCTCAACAATTGCCTGCTCGTATTCGTCGATGATGGTGTTCGAGCCGTCCTCATCGAATGTCGAACGATCCGCTCGGATCTCGACCAACCAGTCAGGCATCCCGCGGTTGAAGAAGTAGCGAACGTTTCGCGTATCCGAGAAGATGTTACCCAAGACCGATGCCAAGGCCGCAATGATGGGAGGGACCCCATACCAAAGCTCGGCTGTGTGGTAGTGGCGGAATTCGTAGAGCTCGTGCTTCACTGAGCCTGGCTCAACACCCGCGACACGTGCCTCTCCACCGGAATAGACAGAGGTCTGGTCCTGAGAGTTCGAGCCGAAGCGGCGAAAGAAAGCCACCTCCCGCCCGATCTCATCGATCTGGACGAAGGTCCCATCCCAGCGCTTCCGCACGAGCCGGCTCGGGATGTGGAAGCCCGCAACCGGCGCCCCAGTTTGCGCGTCGGGAACGATCTCGATCCAGCCCTCGCCTGTTGATTCCCGGTCCATCATGACGACCTTGCAGAAAGACGCCAATGGCATCGGGGTTCCCTGGAAGTCCCGGCCGAATCCCTCGAGGCGCTTCTTCGCTTCCGTCCGCTGCCGGATCGACTCCGCATCCCCGCTCGCCGTCCGCTCGACGTCCCCATATTCAGGGACGAGAGCCATCTCCCTCTCGGGATTCTCAGCATCGATGAGATCCCAGCCCATGCCGGCAACGTCAGTCGCGAGCTGATCGACGGTGCGATAGAAGTCGGGCGAGTCGTAGAGGAGGTTACCCAGGTACTCGAGGTCGTAGGGGGGCTCAATGATCCCCTTGGCGTCGCGACGGAAGTCCTCCTCTGGAAGCCGCGAAGCGCGGTCTTGCTTGGTCTGAAGGTCAGAGGATTGGAGGCTTCGCCGGAATTGGTACTGAATGGCGGAGCCGTGGCGCGCCTGCATGGGCCCCTCGCGACGGATGGCTATCGAGCGGGCCCACTTCCTCTCGCCGCTCTTACCACCACCGCGACCTGGCTCCGGATGTCCCAGCGGAACAATATCCGACACTTCCACCCACTCCCTTCCCTTCAACCCTTCCACCGATCACTCTCCCGAGTCTTCGCCCTCGAGATCCTTCACCCGGTTGACAGGCCCACCCTTTGACTGAGGCTCAGGCCCATTCTGCTTCGCTGGATTGACCGCCTTGATTGTCGGCTGCGGCACGACCCTAGGCTGCAACGTGCCAACGATCTCGGGCCGGATTCCCTCGGTGAGGACCTTCTTCGTAAGGGTCACCTTGCAATCGAAACCGAGGGCTGCCATCGACATCGTGAAATTCTTGCAATAGTTATCGATCGTTCGGGCGAGATCGCTGACGGGGATCTTCTGCCCCTGGTCGGTCTGTAGGAGATTCACGCGAAATCCTCCATTGCAGGACGTGTATTACGCGGTAGACGCGGGGCACCCAGGTTCGCAGGATCAAGCGGCTCGACCACACGGTCCGAGAATCGGGGCTCGCCCTCGGGAGCGGGCTTGCCGTCGTTCCGCTCAAGACGCCGGCGCCTCTGTGAAGGGGGTATCACGGGAACAGCTCCCGCGGGAACCGGGGCGGGCTCGGCCTCCTCGTGCAAGAACGCTCGAGTTTCACGTACCCGCGCCATCTCAGCCTCGATACCACCGACCTCCTGGTAGAGGTTCTTGGAATACTCGAGGAGCTTGGTCCCGAGCCGGTACATGGTGTCGGCGAGATCCCTACTGTCGCCCGTGTCCTGAGCGAGGACGATGACGTAGGGGTTACGGACGAAGATTGGGCGGAGACCTAGACCATTGAAGGTCTCCCTCCACCGACCGAACTGCTCCTCAGGGGTGAGAGGCTGGATCGCCAATCGGCACCTCCTTGTTGGGATGGACGAGGAAAGCGGGGAGGTTACGCCCCGGCTTCCCCTGGGGCAAGTAAAGAAAACAGGGCCAACCCCGAGCCCGGATCACCGCACCCCATCGACGGTGGGCTTGCTGAAGGCCCGAAGCACTCCCCGGGCTTGCGCTCGGCCGGCCTCTCCCGACCGACCTTTCAAAGGGTTGGCCCTGAAACCTATTCGGCTCCGGCCTCAGGCTCACTCGCCCCTCCTCTCATTCAAGGTCCCTCACTGAAAGCGATTTGGCAGCCCCACGCACTGGCTTCCCCTTGCCGAGCATCTTGGCATTGGCGAGATAGACCGATACCAGCCGATCCCCCGGATGCCCCTGCGGATCGTAACGGCGCATGTCGGCAAAGAGCTCGGCAATCTCGGGCTGCCCCTTGGGAAAGCGCCACTTCATAGCCTCGATCTCTGGGCCCATGCCACGGATCCCCCACTTGACGTCCTCTCGGTGGACCTGCTTGGTCGTATAGAGCCCATGGGTCGAGACCGCGATCTTCGTTGCGAGCCGTCTTGCCCGCTCGGCCTCAAGCCCCAGCGATTGCGCCACAGCAAGAACAATGGCCTCGTTCGAAAGGAGCGAGACGAGGTGTATTTGCTGAGCATTCGATTCGACCACGAGCTCCCTGAGGATGTGCTCGAACATCGCCCAAACTTGGACGACGTTCTCGAAAAGGAGGTTCCCGACCCAGAGTCCCGAGCGGATGTGGAGCGGGCGTTTGAAGCCGTCGACACCATAGCCGAGAACCGTGAGTGCCGCTCTCGAGGAGCCCGGCTGGAGTGAGCCGCCAATGTCGAGCCCACCGGTGACCCAGCGCATGGCCTCGTTGGGCACACCTCCATCCCACCAACCGATAGGGTCATCGCAAAGCTCCTGCGAGCGGAGGGCATTGGCGAGTGGCAAGTATCCTGTCGCCTCGCCGAAGGCGATGTTGAGGAACTGGCGCGCGAACTCAAGCTCGCCGAGCTCCTTTCGCCTCTGTGCAAGTCGAGCGTCGGACCAGCGGCTCGGCCAGCGGCAAATCCCTTCATTCGCTCGATAGGTGATCTTGACGTAGCCCGGGAGCCTTGCCGCTTCGTGCCGGTAATCGTCCTCGTACCAAGCGGTGCCGATATCCCAGATCGACCCGCCCTCAACGATTCGCGAGAGAGGACCCGAGGGCGAGCGATACCATTCCCATGTCCTCTCCCGCGATGCTTGGGTGTGCGTGTTCTCGAAGTCGAGGACGTCATCAAGAATGATGATGTCGAAACGGGCACCGCCAAGTGGACCATGAACACCGAAGGCTTGGACCGATGGTTCCTTGTGAGTGAAGGCAGCACTGTCCGAACGCTGAACGATGAACTTCTCGTCTGACCAGGCTTGTGTATACCCGGGTCGAGTCTCGGGAACGAGACTCGGGAAGACCTCGCGGACCTTGGGGTTGACTTCGATGTTGGTTCGAATCTGGGAGACCCACTTCTTCGCCTTGGTCTCAGTGTCCGAGATGATGGCGATACGAAGGTCGGGGTTCTCGCCGAGATTCCATAGCGGTCGGCAAACAGTAAATTGAGAGCTCTTGCCAAATTCGATCGGGGCTTCGACAACGAGCCGATCGTGGGCTTTACAGGCATCCTGCCACTCCACATGGAAGGGCTGGGTCTCGAAGCCGAGCGCGTATTCACCGAGCCAGCACGGATGCTTCTTCGATAGCTCCACCATCAGGAGCCGCTTGAGAATTTTCGCTTGGGCTTCTGTTAGTGAAGAGAGATTCGAGAGCTCGCAAAGCGGCGACGAGCTCAAGCTGAATGGCACTGTCATTCGGCACCTTCGCGAGAATCAGGTTCACCCCCTGGAACGTGGGACCAGGGGGTGAGGGTGGCGGGACGAATGGCCCCTCTTCGAGATCCCCCCTCAGGCGTCCGATGAACTCGTCGTGCCGGCGTACTTCCCGAATGGCGCCGATGGCGGTGGCGAGCTTGCGGGATTTCTCCGCCTTCCGTCCGATCCGCTCGAGGTCGAGCGTGCGGTCACGGGCTGAGGCGATGAGGTCAGCGGAGCGCAGGTTCTCCTCCCGCTTCATCGCCTCCGCTAGGCGTGGAATGAGATGGCCGTCCCTGTGTCGCATGACGGAAGGATCGGAAAGATGAAAACGCCTCGCTATATTACGAATCGGCACCAGTGCCACGATCTGGCGATCGATCTCCTTCATCCGCGGGTGACGGCATGTCTTGCAGGTCATGCTCATCAGAACACGCAGCGGACGACTACGCCGATTGCCGCACAACGCTTGGCAGCGATACGGTGAAAGCGATCTCGCTTGGATTCCTTCATGTCAGTTCGTCATCGGGTTCTTGGTGGCCTTCGACTGGATGGCGGCTTCCATCGCGCGCTGCGCGGTCTTCTCAGCGGCGAACAGCTTATTGAGCTCGAGAAGAGCTTTGTCGCGCCGCCGCTGGCGAAGCATGACGTCCAGGTTTTTGAGAAAGAGGGCCATGATGAGGACCGTCGCGGCTTTCACCATGAGAGGGAGCCCCTTGGCAAACTCGTCCCGCATGATGAAGTAGGCACCGATGAGGTAGAAGCTGACAGTTGCCCCGAAACACATGGCCTTGAGAACACCCGGGATGGCAACCAGGAATCGGCTGGGGTTGATCTTCATGCGGACTCGGCACCTATCGGCTTCTCGGCCTCGGCTGGGAGTTCGTCTTCCTTCCAGAGATAGGCGCCGACCCAATCGGCGAGGGTGCAGAGATCACGACGAGCGATGAAGAGACCGACGCCTGAACCTCCACGGTAATGCCAGAGTGTCATCATGTCGTCGCCCACGTCCTTGACCTCGAGCCACTCCTCAAGTCCTTCCTTGGACTCAGGATTGATCTGGATCTTGGGCTCGTCGGGCTTGGTCATCAGCCTACGTCCAAGCAGGACGGCCCGCGCCGACTTCCCGCTTTTTTGGCTTCCACAGCACTCATGTCATTCATTCCCAATGACTTAATGGCCCGCGCCATTTTCGCCGGTAGAGGCTCGCCAAAGCCGGAGCGGACCTCGTAGGGACCTCCCAACAAAAGGATACCTTCCAGTCAAAGGCAAGCCGGCCGGGCAAGTTTTGGCCCGGACCGATAGTTGACGGACCACTCTTGTCAACCTTACTCCAGAACCGCTCCGCGATAGTCATTCCTGGAGCCCTTTCGCAATTCGGAGGAGGGTGGCGTCGGCCATCTCTATCAGCGGGGAAGCAACTTTGAGCCAGCCGGTACGAGCCTG